CTATAAAAAAAGCCGAAGCAGTAGCAGAAGCAAAACGTGTACAGACAATACTGGAAGCGTCTGAAGAACAATGGCAGGCTGCTGCTTGGTATCTTGAACGTCGATACCCAGATAGATGGGGGAAGAAGGTAAATGTTGATGGCAACTTAGGCGTTCAAATAGTAGATGACATAGAAGATGATGCCGATGATGCCGACAGTTAAACTTAGCAGGATTATAGCACCTTCATTCTATGATGCCCATAGTGATATAAAGTATAATCGTTATACACACTATTGGCTTAAAGGCGGAAGAGGCAGTACAAAATCATCGTTTGCAAGTATAGAAATAATACTTGGCATAATGAAAGACCCACAGGCTAATGGCATTGCATTGCGCAAAGTTGGCCTATATTTGAAAGAAAGCGTTTTTGAGCAACTGATATGGGCTATTGATATTTTAGGCGTGAGCAATTATTGGGATATCAAGCTAAATCCGCTGGAGCTAATCTGTATACCCACAGGCCAAAAGATAATATTCCGTGGAGCTGATAAGCCAAAAAAGATAAAATCGACAAAGCTTAGAAAAGGGTATTTTAAGTATATATGGTATGAAGAGGTTGACGAATTTAACGGTATAGAAGAAATACGGACGATAAATCAGACTCTCATGCGCGGCGGCGAACAATTCACTGTATTTTACACTTACAACCCGCCTAATTCAGTACGAAGCTGGGTAAATGAAGAGGTATCAATTTATAGGCCAGATAGGAAAGTGCATCATAGCACTTATTTGGCTGTTCCTAAGCCGTGGCTAGGGGAACAGTTTTTTATTGAGGCTGAACATCTTAAAAAGGTGAACGAGAAAGCATATAGACATGAATATCTTGGCGAAATAACCGGTACTGGCGGGGAAATATTTACGAATGTAACCGCGCGAAGGATAAGCGATGATGAAATAAAATCATTCGACAGGATTAAAAGGGGCCTTGATTTTGGCTATGCAGTAGACCCGGTGCATTATGCCGTCAGCCATTTTGACAAAACAAGAAGGCGTCTTTATATATTCTATGAGATTCAAAAGGTTGGAATGAGCAATCGTAAATTAGCAGAGGCAATAAAACGAGAAAATATCAGCAATAACGTTATAATAGCTGATAGTGCTGAACCTAAGTCTATAGCTGAGCTCAAGAGTTATGGCATAAACATCAGAGGAGCTAAAAAGGGACCTGATAGTGTAGAATATGGGATAAAGTTTCTTCAAGATTTGGAAGAGATAATAATTGATTCAGAAAGATGCCCTAATACATTAAGAGAATTTCTAAATTATGAGCTCGAGAAAGACAACAACGGCAATTTTAAGGCTGAATACCCGGATAAGAACAATCACAGCATTGACGCCATTAGGTATAGCCTTGAAAGCGAAATAAAAGGGCCTGCCATATCCTTTGATTAATAGGAGGTGAGAACATGACGATAATGGAAGAATTGATACGAAGAATCAAACGTGGCGCTATGACAGCAATGTCCATGGAAGATATTATCAGGCTGGAGATAACAAACTGGTTATCATCACCCGAAAGAGATTTGATGATAACAGGGCAGAAATATTACTGCGGGGACAGCGATATTTTAAACCGTATACGCACGGTTATAGGCGATGGCGGCCAGGAGATTGCAATATCTAATCTTGCAAATAATAAGCTGGTTCACAATTTTGCAAGAAAGCTGGTTGACCAGAAGATAGGTTATATGCTTAGTAAGCCGTTATCTATCCAGACGAATAATGAGATATATCAGCAGACGTTGAATGAGATACTGGATAAATCCTTCTTACGTGTACTGATGAACATAGGCAAAGAGGCGATAAACAAGGGCAAGGCGTGGCTGCACATATATTACGATGCGAATGGCAGGCTAAGCTTTAAAAAGATACCAAGCGAAGAGATAATACCGCTGTGGCAAGATGCTGCGCATACAGAGTTAGAAGCTGTAATAAGGATATACGATATTGAAGCATATGAAGGCACACAAAAAACTATTATCCAGAAAGTGGAGTTTTGGGACGCGAGCGGTGTCCAGAGGTACATTTATGACGGTGGAAACCTGATACCGGATGTAGAAGCAGGAGAATTTACGAGCCATTTTATTATGATTGACGATGAAGGCAATGAGCAAGGTTATAACTGGGAGCGCATACCGTTTATATGCTTTAAATACAATGACGAGGAGATCCCGCTTATAAAATTTGTAAAGTCACTTATAGATGATTATGACAAGCAAGCAAGTGACAACAGCAATAATCTCGAGGACTTGCCTAATTCTATATATGTCATAAAGAATTACGACGGCACGGATTTGGGCGAATTCAGGCGCAATCTCTCAGTGTTCAGGGCTGTAAAAGTTACTGATGAAGGCGGCGTGGATACGCTTTCAATAGACTTTAATGTCGATGCCTTCAAGACGCATATGGACATGCTCAGAAAGGATATATATGAGTTTGGCCGAGGTGTTGATACGCAGTCGGAAAAGTTCGGCGGTGATAAATCAGGTGTAGCGCTCAAGTTTTTGTATGCTGATCTGGATATGGACTGCAATATCATTGAAACGGAGTTCCAGGCGTCACTAGAGCAACTCCGGTGGTTCATTGACCGGCATATAGCAAATACAACAGGCCAGGATTTTTCAGATGAAGTGGTAGACTTTATATTCAACCGCGATATTATCATCAACGAGACAGATGCTATACAAAACGCTAGGGCAAGCGTAGGGCTTATATCCGATGAAACGATAGTGGCCAATCATCCATGGGTAACAAATGTTCAGGAAGAGCTTGAGAGGATAGGTAAGGAGCGCCAGGCTGGCATTTATACTTATCAGGAATTTGGCCAAAACAACGCAGAGGCTGATACCGCATGAATAATCAGGAATATTGGCGAAAGCGCAGTGAAGAGATAGCTGCGCTACAGTTCAATAAATCAGATGAATATGCAGCAAAACTCCAGAAAGAGTACGAGAAGGCTGTAGTTTCAATACAGCGCGATCTGGAAGTTTTCTATGAGCGCTATGCTGAAAATAATGAAATCAGTATGGCCGAGGCAAGAAAATTGCTCAACAGTAAAGAGCTCAATGAATTTCGCTTAACGGTTGAGGAATTTATTGAGAAAGCTAAAGACAATGCTGACGGGCGATGGACTAAAGAATTAAATAACATCTACTTTAAGACGCGCATCAGCCGATTAGAAGCTCTCTTAACGCAAATAAGACAGCAGGCGGAGATGGTAGCCGGAAATACTTATAAAAGCACGACGGCCCTGCTGCAAGATGTTTATACGGATACTTATTACAGAACGCTGTTTGAGGTGCAAAAAGGAACAGGCATCGGCGTGTCTTTCGCTAAAGTGAATGACAAAGCATTAAGTAAGGTTTTGCAGACAAGATGGATTGGCGAAAATTACAGCGAACGCATATGGGGGAACCGAGATAAGCTGGTTTACGAACTTCAAACAAAACTGTCACAGTCATTCATACGTGGAGACAGCGTAGATCGCGCGGCTAAAGCATTGGCGGAGAGAATGAATGTGTCATATTCGAATGCTGCCCGGATTGTAAATACCGAAAGCAGTTTTATAGCGCATCAAGCCACAGCAGATAGTTATGAAGCAAGCGGCATAATCAAGCAATATGAATATTTGGCCACGTTGGATAACAGGACAAGCGAAATTTGCAGGAGCATGGATGGCAAAGTATTTAATTTGAGCGATAAACAGGTAGGCATAAATTGGCCGCCGCTTCACCCAAATTGCAGGTCAACAACAGTCCCATACTTTGGGGACGAGGAAGATATAGGCGAGCGCATTGCCAGAGATGCTTCAGGCAAAACATATTATGTACCGGGGAATATGACATATGAACGATGGTATGACAAATATGTGACGAAGTAAAAACGCCGTTTTGGTATTGTCGGCGTAAAACAACAAGACATCACCGGACGCGACCGGGATAAAAAAGCGAAGATGAAAGGAGATAATCAAGTTATGGATTTTAAGAAATTATTGGCAGATAAAGGGTTGACCGAGGAACAAATTAACGACATAGTAAAAGCTCTGGAAGAACAGGGTTATATACCTAAACATCGTTTTGATGAGGTTAACGAAGCTAAAAAATCATTGGAAGAACAGATCGCCGAGAGAGACAAGCAGCTTGCCGAGCTTAAAAAAGCGGTCGGAGATAATGAGGCTTTAAAACAGCAGATAGAAAAGCTGCAAAGCGAGAACAAAACAAAAGATGTTGAATATCAGGCTAAACTGAAAGACATGGCCGTAACTACCGCTATTAAATTAGCTGTTGCAGCAGACGCCCATGATCCAGATTTAATCACGACATTGCTTGATAAAAACAAGATTGAGCTTGATGATAAGGGCAATATTAAAGCGGGTCTTGACGAACAGCTTAAAGCTTTGCGGGAAAGCAAGGCTTTTTTGTTTAAGCAAAAAGAACCAGAGGTAAAACAACCTTCATTTAAAGGGATAGCGCCGGCTGATGGTAAAGATTCAGTACCTCTTGGTGAAACAGAACAGGTTGCAAAAACAATAAGAGAAAACTTAGGATTTTAAAGAAAGGATGTTGAATAATGGCTAATATATTAGAATATGCAAAACTATTTCAGCAGCAATTAGATGAACAAGTAGTGGCTCAGGCCACATCTGGATGGATGGAAGCAAATGCTGGCCTTGTCAGATACAATGGCGGCAATGAGGTAAAGATACCGGTCATTAGTATGGATGGTTTGGGAGATTATGATAGGAATAACGGATTTGTTGAAGGCGCCGTTAACCTGACATATGAAACAAAGACCTTGACCCAGGACCGCGGCAGGACTTTCATGCTTGACAGGATGGATGTCGACGAGACCAACTTCGTAGCCACAGCAGCTAATGTTATGGGCGAGTTTCAGAGGACTAAGGTTATACCCGAGATAGACGCTTACAGATACAGCAAAATAGCAACAGATGCAATTGCGAAAAGCGCTGCCAGCGGCGGATATACTCCGGCTGCGAGCGATATACTGACTAAGTTAAAGGCTGACATATACAGTATATATGACGTTGCTGGAGAAGTCCCGCTTGTTATAATAATGAGCATGACCGTAGCTGCTATATTAGAAAACTCTACAGAACTTTCTAAGCAGCTTAGCGTCATAGACTTTACCCAAGGGCAAGTTAAGACTTCTGTTCGTGGAATAGATAATAATCCTATAATCAAGGTTCCGTCAACGAGAATGAAAACAAAATATGTATTCTATGATGGCAAGACAAGCGGCCAAGAAGCAGGCGGATTTACACCGGATGCCACAGCAAAGAATATAAACTGGATCATAATGCCGAGAACTGCGCCTATAGCCGTATCCAAGACTGACAACATAAGGATATTTGAGCCTAATCTGAATCAAAAGGCTGATGCGTGGAAGATCGATTACCGCAAATATCATGACCTCTGGATAAAGGATAACCAATTTGCCGCAATAAAAGTAAATATCAAAGAAGCATTGGCATAGGCGGTGATGCTGCATGTTTAAGCTTGAAAACGGCAATGTTGTAAAAATAGTGGCGACTGAGCAGGAGAAAAACAAGCTGATATCAAAGGGTTTTATAGAAGTGCCACCCGATGATGAAACCGGAGGTGGGCGAAGTGGAAAGGTTAGAAAAGCTAAAGCTGATACTGGGGATAGAGGGCATTGACCAAGATGCCCTCTTGTCATATCTGCTGCAAACGACAGAAAGCTTTATATTGAATTATTGCAACATAGGTGCCTTGCCTGCCGAGCTTGAAGACGCATTGGTTGAGATGGCAGCTGATAAATATAAAATGCAGGATGGGGTATCAGATATTAAGATAGGTGACACATCTATAAGCTATGCTGATGCAAGCGATATAAGCCCAGAGTATAAGGTCCAGCTCAACCGTTTCAGGAGGCTCAAATTAATATGATGAATAGACATAGGCAGGCCATAGAAAAGATGTATATTGATGTTGCTACCATCATGCGGCTTGTGGAAACAGAAACTGACTGGGGCGAAACAAGGCTGACAGAAGAAGAAGTATATAGCGCCGCGCCATGCCGGATATCACAAAAAGCATTAGGCACGAACGGACAAACTGAGACGGTAAACCAGATTGCTTATGAGACAAAGCTGTTTATAGCACCAGATATAGACATCAAACAAGGCGATGTAGTTCAAGTCACAAGGCAAGGCAACACCAGAGTATATACAGCAGGTGAACCGTTCATCTATCCGACGCATCAGGAGGTAAGCTTGCAACGGAAGGATAATGCATGATGGCCAAATGGGGAAAGTTTGATTTTAGCGAATTTGAAGCTTTTGTCGACAGATTCCAAAAGGCATTGGACAACCAGACAATAGACAGGTTTATACGTGATTTTCTCTTGGAAATGGCTTTTAGAGGTGGGCGCAAGATAAAAAAGAGAACCCCAGTGGGCGTATATCCTGCGGGTTCAGGAAGGACGGGTGGTAATTTAAGGCGCAATTGGCGAGTTGGAAATGTTGAAAAGCATGGCGATGCCTATGTAGTGGAAATATACAATAATACAGAATATGCGAGCTTCGTGGAGTATGGCCACAGAGCCGGTAAGAACTCGGTAAAATGGGTGGAAGGGCGTTTTATGATGACCATATCAATGCAGGAGATTGAGCGTGAGCTGCCCAGGTATCTGGATAAGCGAATGGCCGAACTGCTCAATAATATTATGAACGGGCGGTGAGATAGTGACAATCAATGATGTGATTCATGGTATTATGGCTGCGCTAAAACAGCATTTCCCGAATATAAAGATATATGGCGAAGAAATCCAAGAAGGGTTTCAAGCACCATGTTTCTTCGTGAAAGTATTTCCAGTAAGCCATATGCGCGAACGAGGAAGGCGCTATTTGCGTTCTCATGCAGTTGACATTCATTATTTCCCAGCCACAACTTACGCTAACAATGAAATGCATGATATGGCCGAAAAATTGTATGAGGCTATGGAATATGTTGCAGTTAATGGGCAGATATGCCGCGCTACTGAGATGAATCATGAGATTATCGATGGCGTGCTCCATTTTTATGCTCAATACAATTTTCATATGATGCGTGAGGCCGAGGAAGAACCGGTGATGCAAGATTTAACACAGGAGGGATATGTTAAATGAGCAAAGAAGACAATATTAATGCTTATACCAAGGAACAGCTATTGCAGTCAAAACAATTCACAGAAATAGAAAAAGATGCGTTGCGAGTTTTATTAAACGGTACCACTTATACAATAGACGAAGCAAAGAAAATATTAGATGAATTTAAAAACAGGAAGGTGGAATAAAGAATGGCAGCTGGAACATGGCTTACTCAAAATAAGGTTAGGCCAGGTGTGTATATTAATTTTGAAAGCGTTGCTAAACCGCTTGGCTCTTTAGGAGACAGAGGCGTTGTAACCATGCCGCTATTGCTATCATGGGGGCCTCCAAAGCAAATTATAAAGATTGAAGCTGGAGCAGATACATTCGATGTGCTCGGGTATGGCATAAATGATCTGCTATTGGTGCGCGAAGCGTTAAAAAAAGCAAAAACGCTGCTGTTATACAGATTGAATACAGGGACTAAAGCGTCTGCTACCATTGGAACGCTGACCGCTACTGCTAAGTATGGCGGAATAAGAGGCAATGATATAAGCATAACGATACAGGTCAACGTAGATGATCCTGCAAAATATGATATAAAGACGCTAGTAGATGGTAATGAAGTTGATGCTCAAACAGTATCAGCTATATCAGGTTTGCAGGACAATGATTGGGTAGTGTTTTCCGGTACGGGCAGTCTGGAAGCTGCCGCAGGCGTACCATTGCAAGGCGGCGCTGACGGCACTGTTAGCAATCAAGATTATATGGACTATCTTGCCGCGATTGAAGTACAGGATTTTAACACAATGGCTTTGCCTTCGGACGACGCTTCGTCAAAATCGCTTATAGCTGCTTTTATAAAACGCGTGCGAGATGAGGGTAAAAAGGTTCAAGCTGTATTAGCTAATTATCCTACAGCTGATTATGAAGGCGTAATAAGCGTTAAAAACGGCGTGCTGCTGAGCGATGGCACAGTAGTAAATGCTACGCAAGCTACTGCATGGGTAGCAGGCGCTACTGCCGGAGCAAATGTAAACGAGTCGTTAACGTATCAGGCATATGATGATGCTATAGACGTAGATGTTCGTTACACCAATACGCAGATAATTGATGCGCTAACCAACGGCGAGCTGGTGTTCGTGCCTTTAAACGGCAAGGCTGTAATAGAGCAGGATATAAATACCTTTACGAGCTATACATCCGAGAAAGGCAAGCAATTCAGCAAGAATCGTGTTGTAAGGCTGCTTGACGGTATAGCAACGGACTTTAGGCGTATATTTGAAACTTATTATATCGGCAAAATCAATAATAACGACGATGGACGCAATATCTTTAAGAATGAGTGCGTTAACTACTTGACGATGTTGCAAAACATTAGCGCGATACAAAACTTCGATTCGCAAAGCGATATAACTGTATCTCAGGGCGACGAAGCGGACAGCGTTGTAGTGGATTTGCTGATACAGCCTGTAGACAGCATAGAGAAGATATACTTTACTATAAGAATAGAGTGAGGTGTGATAAATGGCATTTTTAAAAGCTGGAGATACGATTTCAGGGCAGGAAGGCAGAGCCTATGCTACTATCAACGGTCAAGTTGAGGAAATGTTTTATATTAAGACATTGGAAGCCAAAATAGAGAAAGAGAAATCCGAAATAAAGACTATAGGCCGTCGAGGCACTCAGCATAAGACAACCGGTTGGAGCGGGTCCGGGAGCATGACAATATATTATGTGACGTCTTTATTCAGGCAGCTTATGCTCGACTATATAAGAACCGGCAAAGACACATACTTTGACATAACCGTAGTAAATGATGATCCGACATCGACTATAGGCAAACAGACAGTCGCATTAAAAAGTGTGAACCTCGACAGCACAATAATGGCTAAACTGGATATAGACAGTGATTCTATGGATGAGGATATAGACTTCACTTTTGACGATATCGATATACTAGATAAATTCGGAAAACCAGTATTGGGATAAGAAAGAGGGATGATGGATGAGCAGTTTACAGGAATTTTTAAACGTAAATCCGGTCGATAATGTAACAGCTGATGTGGCCATATCCGATCGCTTCAAAGACAAAGACGGTAATATGCTGAAGTTTAAGATAAAGGCCATGACTAATGATGAGTTTGAGGAAATAAGAAAAGCAGCTGCGAGCATAAGCACTAAAAAAGGCAAACGTTCAATTAGCTTTGATACAAAGCGCTTTAACGAGCTGGTAGTTATAAACAACACCATTGACCCGAACTTTAAAGATGCTGAAAGTATAAAGAAGCTGGGCTGTATAACGCCTGAGCAATATCTTAATAAAGTGTTGCTGGCAGGAGAAATAGTGGAGTTATCACAGCAGATACAGACATTAAGCGGATTCGAGCTTGAGATTGATGAGCTGGTAGAAGAAGCAAAAAACTAATCAAAGAGGGCGATGGCGATTGGAACTATGCCTATTACGCCCTCTTTAAATTCAATCTGATGCCATGGGATTTTGCCAATCTGAACATACGCGAAAAAGCAGTACTTATCGCTATGATTGATATTGGCGTCGAGGAAGAAAAAAAGCATACCTCCAAAGGGCCCAAAAAATAAAGTTGTTTTACATTATATATGTTATAATAAAGTTAGCAAAATATAATTAGGAGGTGCTCTTTATGGACCCAGGGCTAAAGAACTTGCCGCGTTCCTAAACAAAGTAATACCGCAGGTGTTTTTTATTGCTCAGAAAGGCAGGTGAGGAAATGGCTACAGTTACATCAACGTTAAAAATGATAGATGCTATGACAGGGCCGTTAAAGCGCGTAACACAAAGTATGGACCTAATGGTTTCCGCTATGTATGATATGCAGAAGGCTGCGAATACCAACGTTAACATAGATAAAACATTGAGCGCTGCTAAACAACAATTAGCGATAGCAGAAAGCGAGATAAGGCAAGGGATAAACGAATCTACGGCGGCACAGCAGAGCTTCAATAAAAGTGTGGCTCAGGCGCCAACGCAATTCAATAAATTACTTTCAAGCGTAAAAACAATGGCGGCTACGTATCTGTCAATGCAGGGAGCGCAAGCCATAGCGCGCATTACTGATGAATATGTGAATACCCAATCACGTCTCAATTTAATAAATGATGGACTTCAAACGACATTGCAGCTTCAAGATAAAATATTTGCAGCGGCGAACAGATCACGCGGGGCTTATAGCGCTATGGCTGATACAGTTGGTAAACTGGGCCTGCTAGCCGGAAATGCTTTTAAGAATAATGATGAACTCATAACCTTTACTGAGCTTATGCAAAAGAGCTTTAAGGTGAGCGGCGCATCTGCCCAGGAAGCCGAAGCGGCCATGTATCAATTAACTCAGGCGATGGCTTCAGGAAGGCTGCAAGGCGATGAGTTTAGGTCCATTATGGAAAACGCTCCAATGCTGGCCGACGCGATAGCAAAGTATACTAAAACATCTAAAGCACAGCTGCGAGAGATGTCGCGTGAAGGCACAATCACATCGGATATAATCAAAAACGCGATGTTCTCAGCCGCTGATGATATTAACAAGAAATTTGAGAGTATGCCCCGGACTTTTGGTGACGTTGCGAACAGTATAAAAAATAATGCGCTGCAAGCCTTTGGGCCTGTCTTAACGCAAATAAACCAATTCTTAAATTCATCTGCCGGCATAAGCTTTGTTAATGGCATTAATCAGGCATTATCCATTACTGCTACGCTGGCTGGATATTTAGTCACCGGATTAACTAACTTGTTTAGCTTGATTACTACGTATTGGCCATATATAGCAGGCGCGTTGGCAGCAGTGGCGGCTTATTATCTGCCTACTATAATCACGCAGTTATGGAGTATGGTGGCCCCGATACTAAAAGTAGCAGGCGCATGGGCATTGGCGAACTGGCCCATATTGGTAATGGCTATTGCTATCGGTGCAGCGATATACGTATTAAACCAGTTGGGCATTACGGCAGATCAGGTATTCGGCTTTATAGGCGGTACTATAGCAATGCTGGTGTCGTATGTCTATAATGTGGTGGCTGAAATATGGAATGTTATAGTCAGCTTTGCCGAATTTTTGGTAAATGTGTTTATAGACCCTGTATATGCTGTCAAAAAACTGGTATATGACTTGCAAATGGCGTTTCTTCAATTTGCGCTTAATGCCAATAAAGGCATTGAAGCATTTGTGAATAATTTTGTTTCTACGTTTGCAAAGGGGATAAACTTAGTTGTCAAAGGAATAAATTGGCTTATAGATGCCTTGAATAAAATACCGGGATTTAATATCGGCAAAATTGGCGAGGTGTCAGCTTCTTCAAAAGTTAATCTGACATCCGGTATACAAGCGATGATTAATTCACTTGAGCCGCCTAAATCGGATAAGAATGTAGTTAATTTTGATAAAGCTAAGCTAGCATATATAGATGGTGCCAAAGCGTTTCAAAAAGGATATGACTGGACATCGAATGCTTATAAAGATGTTGCCGGTGCATTAAAAGGCATAGGCAAAAGCACGGCGTCTCCAGTAGCTCCTGCGGCAGTTAAGGCACCCAATATAGACAAAGTCGGTAAAGTAGATAAAGTCGGCAAGGTCGATGATACAGTGGATATATCCAGCGAAGACTTAAAAGCTTTACGAGATTTGGCTGAAATGAAAAGCATACAAAACTTTGTCACTTTAACACCTGTAGTAAGAGTTACAACCGGGCCTATAAGCAAAGACGTGGACGTGGATACAGTAATAAAACGCATAGAGCAGTCGCTTGAAAGCGAGATAGCTATATCAGCCCAGGGGGTGTATTCATAATGGATGATTACGGCATATATCTCAGTGTGGGAGATGGCAAGGAAGGATTCCAAATACCGGTTAATCCTGCGCAGATAGAGATAAAAGAAGCCGGGCAGGGCGAGACATATACAATAATATCGCTTGGTGAAATAAACGTGATTAAAGAGGCAAAATTGAGCGAAATTAGCTTTGAAAGTTTTTTCCCAGCACAGCAGTATCCATTTGTTATAACTGATACATTGCTTGAGCCTATACAATACGTCAATATGATTAAAAAATGGATAGAAGGGCAGCAGGTAGTGCGCTTTATAATGACTGGTACAAATGATATCAATATGACCGTTTCTATAGAAGATTTTACATGGCGGGAAAAAGCGGGGGCGGTAGGCGATCTGGAGTATGAGCTGTCATTGAAGAAATATGTTTATTATGCGCCCAAAAAAGCAACAATTCAAAAAAGCAGCAACAGCCAAACTAAAGCGTCAGTACCAACTAAAAGCACTAGGCCAAATACAAGCAAAACGCCTTCAACCTATACGCTCAAGAAGGGTGACACGTTGTGGAGCATAGCGCAAAAGTATTTAGGCAGCGGCACGCGCTGGCGTGAAATAGCTAACTTAAACGGCATATCTGATGCGCAAACGCGCAAGCTGCCTATTGGGCTAGTAGTTAAGCTGCCTGCAAAGTAGGTGATATATTGCTTGAAATATTGCTGGATAACAGAGACGGCGTTATATGGGATATATCTGAGCTTGTATCGTCAGTATCATGGCAAACAACGCGTATAGGCAAGCCCAGCAAGCTTAGTTTGACTTTGATTAAAGATACTGATAAGAAGCTAAAGGTTGAAACGGGCGCGGTGATACGCGTTAAAGCTGATGATAAAGGCATTTTTTATGGCTATGTGTTCACAAAAGAACAAAGTCAAAAAGATGAGATAACGCTTACTGCATATGACCAAATACGCTATTTGCAAGCTAACGATACTTACGTATTTACCGGTGCAACTGCTACAGATATTATAAAGCGTATCGCATCTGGTTTTGAGCTTAAAGCCGGAACGCTTGAAGATACGCGCTACAAAATACCTTCCATGGTGGAAGATAACCAGAAGCTGCTTGACATCGTCTATAAAGCTTTGGACTTAACACTAATTAACACAGGCCAGATATATGTGTTCTATGACGATTTTGGCTCATTAATGCTGAAGAATGCAAAAAACATGGCGCTTAATATCATAATAGGCGACGAGAGTTTGCTATATGAATATAGCTATAAGCGAAGCATAGATGATGATGTCTACAACCGGGTTAAACTGGTTAAAAACAATAAAGACACCGGCAAGAGGGATGTATATATTGCGCAGGATAGCGCCAATATGGCTAAATGGGGCAGACTGCAATTATATCAGACAGTTGATGAAGGATTAAATGAGGCACAGATTAAAGAGCAGTTAGACAGGCTTATACAGCTTAAAAATCGGGAGCAAATAAAGTTCAATTTAACCGCATTAGGTGATACCTCAGTTAGAGCAGGATGCTATATTCCGATATTTTTAAGCGAGCTTAGTATTGGCAAATACTTTTTAGTGGAAGAATGCACGCATAAATGGGAAGGCAAGCTTTATACAATGTCTTTGGAAGTGAAGGTGATTTAATGGCATTGCTCGAGACGATAAAAAAAGCTGGATTAGGCGCTATAGACGCTACTAATCCGGTTAATGTTTTATTTGGCACTGTTACAAGTGTTCAGCCGCTTAAAATAAACGTTGAACAGCGCTTTGTATTGCACAAAGATAACTTAGTCATATTAAAGCATTACGAGCCTGCTGCGGGAGATAAAGTTATATTGCTCCGAGTGCAAGGCGGACAGCAATATGTAGTTATAGGTAAGGTGGTGTGACATGATACTACCGGACAGCATAATTGCGCCAGATGATGGCGCCATAAACGCTGAGGCTGCGGCAGATAAGACATATAAGATAGATTTCGGCAAAGAGCGCATAATGGGCTATGCGGATGGCATAGAAGCAGTTAAACAAGCGGTGGAAAAGATATTGCTCACCGAACGATTTCAATACTTAATATATGATAGCGATTACGGCGTGGAACTAGAAAGTTTAATAGGCCAACCTCAAGGATACGTGAAAGCTGACATAAAAAGGCGTGTTACAGAGGCGTTAATGCAAGACGACAGAATAAAGAATGTAACTGATTTTGATATACAATTCGAAGGGGATATAGTTAATGTGAGCTTTACAGTTATGTCGGCTTATGGCAATCTCAGCGAGGAAGTGAGTATAAATGTTTGAGCAATACACATATGAAGCCATATTGCAGCAAATGCTTGATAATGTGCCAAACACTGTGGATAAAAGGCAAGGAAGCATTATATATGATGCCCTGGCGCCTGCTGCGATTGAACTGGCACAGATGTATTCGGATTTGGACGTGATAATCAGGCTGGCATTTGCAGATACATCAAGCGGCGAATATTTAACCCGGCGTGCTGCTGAAATAGCTATTATCAGGAAATCAGCTACTAAAGCCCGCAAGAAAGGTCTTTTTTATGATAGCAATAATGCATTGATGGATGTTCCTATAGGCTCACGGTTCAGAATTGATGATCTGGTTTTTAAAGCAATTAGCAAGCTGGATGATGGCTTTGAGATGGAATGCGAAACAGCAGGCACAATAGGTAATGCCCCAGCAGGCGATATGCTTCCTATAGATTATATAAACGGTTTGAGCAGAGCCATACTTGCGGACATCATAGAAAGCGGCGCAGATGAAGAAGACGATGAAAGCTTAAGACAGCGATATTTCGATAACTTGCGTGGCCAAGCGTTCGGTGGCAATATAGCAGACTACAAACAAAAAGTGCTTGCTATAGAAGGCATTACAGCAGTGAAAGTTTATCCGGTATGGAATGGCCCGGGTACTGTAAAACTTGTTATATTAGGAGCGGATTATCTTCCGGCAGCCACAGGGCTTGTTGACAGGGTACAAGAGCTTGTGGATCCGCCCCCTCAAGGCGAAGGGTACGGCATCGCGCCTATTGGCCATATTGTAACTGTTCAAAGCGCCGCTGCCGCGACTGTTAATGTTGAAACTACATTAACTCTTGATACCGGATATACAATAGAGAGCATATTGTCAAGCGTTACTGTCAAATTGGAAAGTTATTTAGATGAACTTCGCCAAGGGTGGCAGAACTCAGGCCCTATTATAGTGCGTATAGCATTGATAGAAGCTCGCGTGCTGGAAGTCCCAGGCATTCTTGATATAACAGATACAAAGATAAACGGCAATCCAGCTAATATGGCACTAACAGATGATCAAGTGCCGGTTTTGGGGCAGGTGACGCTTAATGCCTGATGATATTAGGGAATATTGGGTTGAAGAAATAGCAAATTTATTGGAATTTGACTTACTGGCTGATATAGAAAATTCTGAACTTAATAAAGTTAAACAAGCAATTGATGATTTGTTAAATGACCAATTCATAGAAACTGCTACTGAATACGGGATTGCAAAGCGTGAGGCAATATTGGATATTATTCCATATGGCGACGATACGCTTGAGACAAGGCGATTCCGAGTAGTAGGCAAATGGATGAATAGGCTACCATATACTATGCGCATGTTGCAGGAAAGGCTTGATGCTTTGTTAGGCGCTGGATGTTATGAAATAACACTGCATAAAGAACCATATACTTTACAAATTAAAATAGAGCTTATCGCCAAGCGGCAATTTGAAGCAGCACAAAATATGATAAGCGAGATAGCGCCGGCCAATTTAAAGCTTATAGTTGAACTGCGCTATAACCAGCATATCAAGCTTAGCAATTTAACCCACGGGGCCATGAGCTCTTATACTCACGCCGCTTTAAGAGAGGAGGCTTTTAATTGAATACAACACCTAAATTAGGACTAAGAAAGCCAGCGCAAGAAGATTTCTATAATGTTGACGATTTCAACTATAACGCTGACATTATAGATGTTAATGCTGATATGGTAAATACGGAACTCGCAAAACGCATAATTAATGTTGGTAATACCCCATCTATCCAATCCGGCCTAGACGCGGAAAAGCCGGTGGCTGGCACGCTGGGCAGGCTGTATATTGCTACTGATACGCAGATAATATACAGAGATAACGGTTCGACATGGGTAAAAGTTGGCGTTGTGAGGTGGAACGATATAGATGGTAAGCCCACTACATTCACACCAAGCGCACATACTCATGCTGGAACAGACATAACGTCAAAGGTATCATCTGCGGCTTCGGCTGATAGCGTACCTTGGTCTGGTGTTAGCGGCAAACCCGCTACATTTACGCCGTCTGCCCACAAATCCACTCATGCGACCGGTGGCAGCGATGCATTGACCGCATCTGATATAGGCGCTGAAACGCCAACTGGTGCTCAAGCCAAAGTAGATGCTCATGCTGCAATCACCGTACAAACTGGTATTCACGGATTGCGATATTACAACGATATCCTGCAATTTTTTAATGGTACTGAATGGATTGAAATTGAAACAGGAGGTGGTGGAGTTCCGCCGTCTAATGTAATAAATCCAACAATTAGTATTGGGAATGGACAACTTACAATTAAGTGGACTGACCCAAACGATACTGTAATTGATGGTCAACTGATATCAACATGGGCGGGAACAAAGCTTGTAAGGAAGGTGGGAAGCTTTCCTGTTAATGAAAAGGACGGGATACTTCTTGTTGATAATAAAGTAAGAGGCGCTTATGCTATCAATGGATTTGTTGATACTGGATTAACTAATGGTACAACTTATTATTATCAATTGTTTCCTTACAACGATTTAGGTGCAGTCAATAGAAACGTTGCAAACAGACTTTCAGCCACACCACAGCCCTTTAAAATCTTTGGTGTTAGGATTGACCTTACTAACAGTAATCCAGCATCAGCAGTAACTTATACTGATGATGCAGTTGGAATGACTGCCGGTTCTTCTGCATGGGATAGTATGGCAATATTCAAGGACATAAAACCTTGTGTACTTAAAAATGGTGTTGTTCAGTATTATTTGAATCCAAATGATTTTACCAAGAAGGCTGATGGAAGTGCTGCTGACATAACGTCAGGTAATGATGGGGATGTAATGATTGAGATTCCAAAGACAGGATTCAGCATCACAACTAATGGTAATTACATTGATGTAAAGGTAACGGATAATCCAAACAACGCTGCTTTTAAATATTATGCACATTCCAGGGCTGCTGAAGGGGATAGACAAAAGCTTTATATTGGTGCATACAAAGGTTATAAAGACGGTTCAAATAAACTTCGTTCTTTGAGCGGTAAAGCACCAACTGTAAGCCAAACCATTGGAACATTTAGAAGCCAAGCACAAGCTAATGGAAGCGGATATGACATGCTTTCTTTCTATCCTCTAACATTGATACAATGCTTGTACTTGATTAAATATAAAAATCTTGATTCACAAACCGCTCTTGGGCAGGGTTATGTTGGCGGAACTGCTGCACAAAATACAGGTGCGACTAATTCCAGCGGGATGTGTTATGGTAGTACAAGCACAACCAGCAGAGTAAAATTATTTGGTATTGAAGATTTCTGGGGGAATATATGGGAATGGATTGATGGATTATACAGTGATGCAAGCAGAAACATATTAACAGCTTTTCAGAACTTTAACGATACTGGGAACGGATATACAAACAGAGGACAGGGCGCAACAGCAGATATTGGCGGATATATGAGCAAACCGCAAGGGACAAGCGAGTCTGGATTCGTCATTAAAGAAGCTGCTGGCTCGAGCACGACTTATTTCGCGGATTATGCGTATTTGTCTGCTGGCTGTTTGCCTTTTTTCGGCGGTGATTGGGATAATGGTACTTATGCGGGTGCCTTTCGTCTTAGTGTGTACTATTCCGCGTCGTATTCTTTTGCGAACGTTGGCGCTCGCTTGATGTACCTATAAACTTAATATGGGCAACTAATTTAGGTGGAAATATACACATAAGATTATACGAATTTGTATACTAGCTATTTACCTATTTTCAGCAGTAATTGGAATAATGGTACTAATGCAGGTACCTTTCATCTTAATGTGAACAATTCCACGTCGAATTCTAATGCGAACATTGGCACTCACTAAATGTTTTTAAGAAAAAAGTGCTTTGGTTGCCCTGCCACAAGGATGGCTGAAATGGTGCGATAGTTATAGACTTTCAAAGAAGTATGTTAAACCAATCCAAAAGTATTTAGATGATTATTATAATACAAAAATTAAAAGAAAGAAGGTTGTACAGACATGAAGGATATAGGAATTGTATTTGGTAGCGCTAAACAGGCTGTCCCTTTGATTGTTGGCAAAGATACTGTTTATGTCCATTCTGACATTCAGCAGATTTTAGAAGATAACGAAGGAAAGCCTGTTACTAATTTGTTTCAGTATCACGAAATCCAATATGATAAGGATGAATATATCAAACTTATAGCAGAAAAAAATGCGGATTTGGGACGTCAATTAACCGATACGCAGCTTGCTTTAGTTGAAATCTATGAAAGCGTGGTGGTATAGATGGCAAAAATTTATGCTTATTTAATTCTAAAAGGACTTAAAACTCTTGACGATGTTCCTGAAATAATTAGAGCCGAAGTGCAAGCAATATTGGATAATGAGGCTTAAGGCCACTTGAATAATTTATGACAGAAAGGATAACGGCCGATGAGTGAAAATGAGTGGTACGACAACAAACAGCTTTATGAAATGCTGCAAGACGTCAAAAGCGATATAGCAGTAATGCGCAAAGAAATGGCCGAGACGCGGACACTGATAAGAGACTACAATGGATTGCGCGAAAAAGTAGACGAAACATGTGAGAGAATCGGCAAAGTAGAAAGCTCTATGACTACAATAAAATGGCTCATACCAATAATCATAACAGGTATGGGCCTTGTTTTTACATTTTTGAATTTCATAAAGTGAGGCGATAATATGGCATATAGAATATTCATTGATCCGGGGCATGGTGGAAAAGACCCGGGGGCAATAGGGCCTACTGGATTAAAGGAAAAAGATGTTAACCTGGACATAGCAAAAAGGTTAGGGGAATTGCTCAAGGTAAATGGTATAATGGTAAACTATACTAGAACAACGGATATATTCGTTGACTTGGGAGAGAGGGCGGCCATAGCGAACCGTTGGGGCGCTAACTATTTCGTGAGTGTGCATTGCAATGCTTTTACTGATAGACAAGCGAACGGAGTAGAAACATATTGCTATGACTTCGGCGGCGAGGGCGAGAAACTAGCTAGGAAGGTACAAGCCACCGTAGTCAAGGCGACCGGATTAAAAAACCGGGCAGACGTAAAAAAAGCCGGATTTACGGTATTGGAAGAAACCGCCATGTCGGCAATATTGGTTGAGACGGCTTTTATTAGCAATCCGGTCGAGGAGAAAAAGCTAGCGACGCCAGCTTTTAGGCAAACGGTAGCGGTAGCTATAGCGAAAGGTATATGCGAATATTTGGGCATAGGTTTTATCGAGGCAAAGCCGCCGGCTAAAGATGATAATGCGCCGGACGGTAAACTCTATAAAGTACAAGTAGGAGCTTTTAAGAACAAGGCTAACGCCGAGGCCTTGTTGCAAAAACTTAAAAAAGCCGGTTTCGACGGCTTTATAAAATTAGAATAGGAGGTGATATGATGGAAGTTTATGATGTAGCTATAATTCCGCTTATTGTTGGCGTCGTGGAACTATTGAAACAATTGGGATTACCGACGAAATTCTCGGCGCTTGTTGCGGCAATTCTTGGGATAGTGATAGGCGTTGTATATGTGGCGCCGGGCGATATTCTACGTGGGTTATTAATAGGCCTGTCATTAGGGTTAGCCGCCAGCGGCCTATATAGCGGCGTCAAGAACACGATAGAGGGCGTAAAACATGAATGAGCAGATAGCGAACGCGGCCATAACCGAATTGGCCGACGTTTGGAATAAATATTGTGACGCGTTTGAAGAGCCGATCTACGGATCGTACGTTTTATGGCACCTCAACAGGGTACAAAAGCTTATTTGGGATGAAATAACGGAGCAAAAACGCAAAACGCTCCCAGACGCTCATATTTAACCTGTGTTGCGTTTTACCCCCTTGGTAGTATGATTACCTTAGTCACCTTTATAGAAAGGCCTTAAAAGGCAAAATCTTGGACATTCTGTCGAGTAAATCGCCAACAACTTCCATCGCGGAAAACTTTATAAAGTTTTCCGCGATTTTTTTATAAAAACAGTTGACAAGTGTGTATAAGTATGATATGATATAACTATCATAAAGGAAAGGAAATAAAACAATGGAAAAATGGGAACTAAAACAAAGACAATCTTTACCACTTGGAGCCAAGATCAATATGTCGATCCGCCGTATAATAGACTGGTACGAATACTGGGGCGGCGACGTATATGTTTCATATTCGGGCGGTAAGGACTCAACCGTGCTATTGGATTTGGTACGACAGGTCTATCCAGACGTAGAAGCAGTGTTCGCCGATACCGGGCTTGAATACCCGGAAGTGCGACAGATGGCTAAGGAATACGGAGCAGTATTCTTAAAACCTACAATGTCATTTAGGCAGGTTATATTAAAATACGGTTACCCTATCGCGAGCAAAGAACAGGCTGATTATATTAGCCTAATGCGAAAAAATCCCGCAAATATTGAAGCTTTTCACGAATGGATGTCCACAGGGAAGGCCAGCCACCCTACTTACGCGTTCGAGAAATATATTTTAGGCAAAAGAGGCAACGACTATACTTCTTTTAAAATCTCCAAAAAATGGTACCCGCTTCTTGATGCCCCATTTAATACTTCATCCGCCTGCTGCGCGATGATGAAAAAGAACTCCTCCAAAAAATACGAACGCCAAACGCACAAACATCCATTCGTTGGTACGCTTGCATCAGAAGGGGAACGCCGTATGCAAAACTACTTAAAAAACGGCTGCAATGCATTCGAAGCCAAAAGGCCAGTAAGCACACCAATTGCGTTTTGGACTGAAAACGACGTACTTGAATATATAGTTGCTAAAAATCTCAAGATTGCGTCGGTATATGGCGATATAGTTAGACTAAACGATGGCACATATACTACTACTGGGTGCGACAGGACAGGTTGTATGTTTTGCATGTTCGGCTGCCATTTGGATAAAGAACCCAATCGGTTTAAGAGGTTAGCTAAAACGCACCCCAAAATATACGATTACTGTATGAGATCCACAGAAGAAGGCGGGTTAGGATTAGCCAAGGTGCTAGACTTTATCGGAGTTCCACATTAAGACTATTGACATGTGTGTATAAACGCGATTTGATATAACTATCGTAAAGGAAAGGAGACGGTTTTACAATGTATAACAAAACTATTAAAAACCAAAACGTGGGGTACTTTCTCGTGGACAGAAGAGCATTCACTAAATTAACAGAGGCTGAAAAATTTTGCATAAAAAATAATCTGGACGTTAATAAAGACATTCTTTCAGAAGATCCTGCTGTATTAGAAACCGCCAAAGATATTTGTTTTACAGTTCTTCCTGTTTTAAGTGATTTAAAAGAGTCCATTCAGGAAGAATTCAATAATCAACTTATTGTATATAACAAAGCAGTTGATGAATTCAAAGAATCAGAAACAAAATGCGATCTATTGCGCAATTATAAAGAACAACAAATGTATGAAGCGCTTGGGAAATTAAGAGGAATAGCAAAAGTTCTTGAAATTATAGAAGAACAAATACAAGCTCATAAAGAGATTTTAACCCATGTATAAATAAGAGAAGAAACACATCTAGGCCGTAATAAGCTATTCAAACGGCCGATGGCGGAGCAACAAACGTAAGTTAAATAAAAGCTATATGCCGCGGCATGCAGTCACTGATGTACTGTATGCCGCATTTTAATCTTTATGAGCAGTTTCAGTGCGTCCAGGATTGACCAGGATTGATTTTATATCATCCAGAGTATAAACATCTTACCAAGGGGGGGGGTAAAATCAACCTGGGGCATTCTAGAGCTCCTGGTGCGATATCGTCTTTTTGTGACTATTTTTGCATGCTGTATATAGATATCCGTTATCTAAGAGGATACGGCATGCAGTATATAACATCCAAGTTTTGCTAATAATGTCAATTTTATAAGTGCTTAAGTGCTCATAGTGCCTCATTTTTCCTATAATATATATATAAAATATTACGTTATCCGCTTATAGGAAAAAATAAGCACTATGCGCCCTTAAGCACTTATAAAATTGGTATTACTAGCAAAACTTGGTTTTTTACGGCGTGCAGTATCCCCCGCCAGTGCCTATTTAGCTAATACCTACAGAATATGTGCATAAAGTTTGTGGGAATTAACTATGTACAATTATATAGCTATATGCTAAAATATAATTGTGCTTGAGAGTCAAGCCAAATAAAAAAAATATGGAGGAAAGAAAAATGGTACAAGACATAATAAAAGATAAGTTGATAGCGACTAGCGATATAGAATGCGGGGCTATTACAGTTAAGGATAATATAATAATATCCGGGGATTTGCATGCTACTGAGATTACTGCTGGTGGTGATATAATCGTGGGCGGCTATATAAAAACAAATGGCATTATAAGAGCTGGCGGCACAATAACCGCTAAGGGGATAAGAACCGCGCAAAAGGTAATGGCTAATAATATATCAGTTCGTGAGTATATATATGCGAGCAGCATTTATGCCGAAAAAGTTACGGCTGAATATGTTCAGGTTTTTGGTGTATATGTGAAAGATATAAAGGTAGACGGTATAATAAACGTTTCAAGCATACACGCTGATTATATTCAAGCAAAAGGAATATATGCAATTGGATATATTAATTGCGCTTGCTTGGTTTGCGATGGCATAGTTAAAGTCGAAGGCAATATTATAGCCAGCGATGGAATAACGGCGGGTGGTGATGTAACCGCGCGCGGCGGCATTAATTCTGGCAGCTATATAATAGTTACCGGCGAAATTATAGCGCCGTATGTGTACGCGGGTACACGCTATAGCCCAGAAGAGTGGGATATACGCGGCATAATAAAAGCGGTTAAAAAACCGGATACGATAATAACCGGATATTGGAAAGGAAGTGAAAAAAATGCAGTTAAATGAAGAGTTGCGGGAGGTTGAATATGATATACGGACGCTGGAGAATGAACTCCAGCGCCCATGGAGTTTGGACGATGAAGCTTTTTTAGAGGAAGAATTAGAAAAGTTATATGCCTACAGACACGCGCTAAAAATGAAATTAGAGGAGGAATGTAAATTATGAAAAGGTTTGCAGAGCCTAGCTGGATTAATAAAAAGGCTATAGGGGAATGCGCTTATTGCGGCGTGGAAATATATGCGGATGATGAATTTTATGCTAGCGGCGGTTTATTAATATGCTGCATAGAGCATAGAAACGCGTATATTAAAGAGCATGCGGAAGAAATAGATATTGATGATTTTACGTACTGGAAGTATGGCGAATTTAGTTTAATGGCAAAATATGAAAATTAAGGAGGGGAAAAATGTTAATAATGGGCAAAGACAGACGGTTATTGGCAGATACTACCGGCGCGATTTTAGCTATAGAGGAATACGTGGATAATCAATATTATATAAGCATTGGCCATGCTGGGCATGACGAAGAATTATTGGGCTTATATAAAACCTATGAAGACGCGATGTTGGCGTTGGGGCATATAGCCGAACAAGCGCAAAACAATAATCCTAAGGAGGAATAAACATGAAAAGAACAATATATAATGGAATCAAATCTAAAGAAAGAGTATCTAAGTTTGGTGAGGTATTTACCCCAGAAAACATAGTTAGAGATATGATAAACATGGTACCAGAGGATGTACGAAATAATATAGACGCCACTTGGCTTGAGCCAGCATGTGGTAATGGTAACTTTTTGGTAGCAATACTATCTGATAAGTTAGATTTAGCAGAGCAGTTAGGACTGAAAAACTATGATATAAATGTATTTCGAGTGGTGTGTAGGATTTATGGTATAGAAATCCAAGCAGACAATGTGGAGGAATCACGTGCAAGAATGATGGAGCTTATAAAGTTAAGATATAAACAATTTACAGGTAAAGACATGGATGAAAAACTGGAGGATGCAATAGAATATATATTAACACAAAATATAATCTGGGGGAATACGTTAACAGAGATGTGTATGAAAGATAATTCCGACATATTAATAGCAGAGTGGACAATAGATGGTGAGTATGTAATACGCCGTGATTTTACTTTAGGTTCTATGAGAAAAAATAATCTATACTATGGAATACCGACAAGAACATATAAACGTGCTAAATATATAGATGTAATGAATATGGTAGTTTATTTATAGCAGATATGCACAGGAAACAGGTTAAAAGTTTGTGGGAATTAACTATATACAATTATATAGCTATATGCTAAAATATAATTGCGCTTGAGAGTATCAAGCCGAATAAAAAGTATGGAGGAAAGAACAATGTTAGTTGAAAAAATGGAGTATAAAGAACACACGGCATTATTATACAGGTTTTTGGACTTGCCGGAATTAGCCAAAGCGGCTTTTTTCGGCCGGCTCTTCGGCCGCATGGAAGCGGATCAAATAGAACAGTTTTTCCAGGCTTTTGAAGAAGAGCTTGAAAAAGAAGAATTAAAGGAGGTGATTAATCATGGTTAGAGAAAATACATTTGATGTAAAATTATTCAAAATATATTTAGTGCAAAAAAGTATACCTTTCAAAGAACTGCAAAAAGCGTTAAAATGGAGTGTAACCACTACCTATAATAAAACGCACGGTATTCGCGCTTTTACCGCGCCGGAAATACTGGATTGCGCATTATATTTAGATTTAACATTGCAGGATGTTAATAAAATATTTTTCCAAAACAAAATTAGGGAGGACCATAATGACAGCTAAAAAACACGCGCTATTATCGGCCAGCTGCGCGCACCGGTGGTTAAATTGCACGCCGAGCGCTAGAATAGAAGCGAATTTGCAGCAAAGTACTTCTTTTTATGCGCAAGAAGGCACAGCAGCGCACGAGCTGGCAGAATTAGTAGCAAAATATTGGCTAAATAAAATTTCTGAAATTGAATATGAAGCCAAGCTGGCTAGTTTTCAGAAAAATAATCAATATTATACCGATGAAATGCTGCACTGCTGTATAGAGTACGCCAGGTTTATTTATAATGAAGCTAAAAAGCTGCACGCGCAAATTGTAGAACTAGAGGTAGAAAACCTTGATTTTTCAAATTATGCGCCTGGCGGCTTTGGCACTGGTGATTGTATAATCGTTGCCAATACAGTATTAGAAATTATTGACTTTAAATATGGCAAAGGCTATAAAGTCAGCGGGCAAAATAATGAACAAATGCGACTATATGCCTTGGGCGCGCTAAATCGATATGCGGCGGAATATTCTATTGAAAAAATAAACATGATTATTTTTCAGCCGCGCATTAACAAAGAGCCTAGTACTGAAACCCTGGATATTGCCGCGCTATTAGATTGGGGGGAGAATTATGTAAAACCGCGGGCACAGCTAGCATATGCCGGATTAGGAGAGTTCGCGCCGAGCGAAGACGTATGCAAATTTTGTAAAGCGCAGCAAAACTGCCCGGCAAAAATTATTAATAGCTTTGATTAATTGTATACAAAAAACTAGTCAAAAGTTTGTGGAAAACGCCTGTATACAATTATATAATAACGCGTTATTATATAATTGTACTTGAGCGAATCAAGTAAATAAAAAAAAGATATGGAGGAAAAAAAAGATGAGTTTAACACAGGTAACAACGGGAAAAGTGCGGTTTAGCTATTGCAATTTGTTTGAACCGCGGGCAATGCAAGAGGGGCAAACGCCAAAATATAGCGTTACGCTCCTAGTACCGAAAAGCGACAAAAAGACTGTAGACAAGATTAACGCTGCGATAGAAGCGGCAAAGGCTGCATATATACGGCGCAATCCCGGCAAAAAGCTGCCGAGCAATCTTAAAACCATTATTCATGACGGGGATGGCGAGCGGCCAAATGGCGGCGAGTATGGCGAGGAGTGCAAAGGCTGCTATGTTATGACCGTTAGCAGCAAGCGCCCGCCGGTAATTGTGGACGCGGATAAAAATCCGCTTAATGACCCGCTAGAATTATATTCCGGCTGCTACGGCCGCGCGGTATTGAACTTTTATGTGTACGACACGCAAGGCAATAAAGGTGTCAGCGCTGGCTTACAGGGAATTATGAAGCTAGAAGATGGCGAGCCTTTAGGCGGCGCAGTTGTAACCGATAACACCTGGGACGACTAAGAATGGCGCATGGCGCCTAGCTTTTAGCCTAGGCGCCCAATAAAAAAAGGAGTGAAAGAAAATGATGAAACAGGAATTTGAAAATCTAGTTGGCCGAGAAATCCCCGCGGATGATTATAGCATTATCGAGGATGTATATATATATTATCCCGGTGTAGTGAGCAAACAGCAAATTGCTGATTTGTATGCGGCTTTTGGTTTGCGCATATTCAAAGACATGATGACTACAGTGCGCAAGATTCAAGAATATGAACGCGGGATTGAAGCCGAAAAAGTGCGTTTGGCTATGCTTGAAAAAGATTATAAGCGCTTTTTGGAGGAAATCGAACGATGAAAACATTAGCGTGTGATGTAGAAACTTATTCCTCGACCGATTTAAGCAAAGCCGGTGTATACAAATACGCAGAAAGCCCAGATTTCGAAGTTCTACTTTTTGGCTATGCGTGCGATGATGAGCCTGCGCAAGTTATTGATTTAACCAAAGAGGAAATTCCTCTTTGGTTAATCAAGGCTTTATTTAACAGTACCATTGTAAAGACCGCTTTTAACGCGCAATTCGAACGTGTCACATTGGGCCGGTTTTTACAAGTATATTTGCCGCCTGAGCAGTGGCAGTGTACTGCTGTTTTAGCCCGCGAGCTTGGTTTGCCAAATAGTTTGGCTGAGGTTGGTCGCGTTCTTGGATTACCAGAAGACCAGCAAAAGCAGAAAACCGGCGCGGCTCTAATCCGATATTTTTCGAAACCTTGCACGCCGACAAAAAGCAATGGTTACAGGACCAGGAATTTGCCGGAACATGATACCGAAAAATGGCGGCAATTTATCGATTATAATCGGCAGGATGTGGAAGCTGAAAGAGCTATAAGGCAAAAATTGTATAAATATAAAATACATGAACGGGAGCAGCGCCTATGGATAATCGACCAAAAAATTAACGACCGTGGGGCCATGGTCGATACACAATTGGCGCAAAATGCCATCGAAATCAATAACGCTATTAAAAAAGAGTTGCTGGAGCAGGCGCAAGAGCTAACCGGGGTGGCAAACCCTAATAGCGCGCAGCAGATAAAAAATTGGATTAAGCAAAAAACCGGTGTGGAAATAAAGAGCTTAAATAAAAAAGTAATGTCGGATGTATATCAGCAGATTGGTAATAATGAATGCGTCCAAAAAATGCTGGATATCCGCGCCGCATTATCCAAAACATCGGTCGAAAAATACAACGCGATAATACGTTGCGCTTGCCAGGATTCTAGAATTCGCGGGCTAACAATGTTTTATGGCGCGTCAAAAAGTGGCAGATGGGCGGGCAGGCTAGTACAAGTTCAAAACCTGCCGCAAAATCACATACCAGATGACCAGTTGGACGACGCGCGGCAGCTGGTAAAAGCCGGGGATATTGACGCATTAAAGCAAAAATATGATGTAATCAGCGTATTATCCCAATTAATTAGAACGGCTTTTGTGCCAAAGCCTAGCCACAAGTTTATTGTCGCCGATTTTTCTGCAATAGAAGCCCGGGTTATAGCTTGGCTGGCGGCTGAAAAATGGCGGCTGGATGTTTTCAGAACGCATGGCCGAATATATGAAGCCAGCGCGGAACGCATGTTTAACCTGCCGCCGGGTTCGGTCCAAAAGGGTGACCCGCTAAGACAAAAAGGCAAAATCGCTGAACTGGCATTGGGTTATGGCGGCTCGGTTGGCGCGTTAAAAGCTATGGGCGCGCTTGATATGGGTTTGACAGAAGAAGAATTACAGCCATTGGTCGACAGCTGGCGCGCCGCAAACAAGGCGATAGTACAGTATTGGTATGATGTAGATACCGCGGCTAGGAAAATGATTAAAACAGGCGAATACAAAAAATTGCCTTATGATGTGTTTTTCCGGAAAGAGGGACCGCTCTTAAAGCTGCATTTGCCCAGCGGTAGAGAATTATCATATGTAAAGCCGCAAATAAACGACGATTTAGAAATAGTCTATGAAGGCGTTATCCAAACATCTAGGCATTGGGGCAAGATTGAAACCTATGGTGCAAAGCTGGTGGAAAACATTGTGCAAGCAACGGCGCGCGACTGCTTGGCTGAAGTAATGCTAAAAACTGAGCAAGCGGGCATTCCAATAGTTTTCAGCGTGCACGATGAAATTGTTTGCGAAGTGCCGGAAAACCAAGCCGAGGCAGCGCTTAAAATCGTATTGGATATAATGAAAGAAACGCCCGATTGGGCGCCAGGTTTGCCATTAAACGGCGATGGCTATATTTGCGATTATTATATGAAGAAGTAGGAGGATATTATGGATATTATTGATTTTAACAAGGTGACACGGGAACAGGTGCAACGGTGTTTAGAGACTTTGGTTATAAAGGGGCGCGAATACGCGCCCGGCCAAGACCGGCTGGAGCAGTTTAAGGCGTCGGCCGAAAGTTTAGGCGTCACGCCTAAGCTGGCTTTATGGAGCATGCTTACAAAACATCTTACATCGTTAATGCTGATGTGCAAAAACGATGTGCGGGATGTCGATATGTGGACCGAAAAAATTACTGACGCTATTAATTATTTGCTATTATTAAACGCTTTAGTACAGGAGGAAGAAAATGAGAAACATACAAATTGAAGTATTAAATCCCGGCGCCGTTGCCGAAGCTGAAAAAATGATGGTATGCGTGGCCAGATTAACGCAGTCTGGCCAAAAGATTAAAACACTAGATGACTTTTTGGCTTTATATAATGCGCCGTATTCTGAGAAAACTATTAAGCGGATGGCTGATTTACCACATCCCACAATACAAAAGTTCGGCGCAATAAATATTGTGGTTGTAGGGGCAAGCCGCCGTTTTTTGGCGCAGATTACGCGACACCAAAACGAGGTTAAATTTATGTCGGCGTCGCTGCAATACAGCGATTATTCCAATGATGCTGATTTTGTAATTCCGTATACATTTATTGAGCAGCATAAAGAGCAGCAATATTTGGACACCTGCCAAAAAGCAATGGCGGCGTATCAGCAAGCAATAAAAACCGGTATTGATAACGACGCCGCTGGCTATATGGCGCCGCAGGGGCTGCGCAATGTTTTGGTTATCAGCGCGACACCATACCAATGGAAACATATGATTAGCCAAAGAACATGCCGGCGTAACACTGAAGAAACTCGCTACGTTATGCTGCGCATTTGGCAAGAATTGAAAAAGCTAAGCCCGGCGCTATTCGCTAATTGCGGTCCTTTTTGCTTTGCTGGCAAATGCCAAGAAGGCATGATGTCGTGCGGCAAGCCGCGCCCGGGCGTAGGACCAGAAGAGCTGATTAAAGCTGATTTCCCATTATTGGTAGAAGGAGGAAAAAATAATGAAGATTAAGCTATTAAACCCAACAATTCCAAAAAGCTGGTACCCTACCCAGAAAACCGACAACGCTGTCGGCGCGGATGTTTACGCCACACAGGAGCATGTATTTGCGCCCGGTGAAACATATCCCATGGGCTTGGGTTTTGGCTTGGAAATACCCCCGGGGTTTGCCGGTTTTATTTTTCCCAGAAGCAGTTGCAGCAAGAATGGCATTATATGCCAACTAGCGCCGATTGACCCGTATTATTCCGGAGAAATACACGCTATAATTACCAATGTGAGCAGTAAAGAATATTACGTTAAAAAAGGCGACAGAATTGGACAGCTGGTAATTGTGCCGGTAATTATTCCGGAATTTGTGGAAAACATAGATACATCGCGCGGTACCGGCGCTTTTGGGAGTACGGGAAAATGAGACCAACAAAAGATGAATATTATCTTAATATAGCAAGAGCTATAGCCGCAAGAAGCACTTGCCTGCGCCGCCAATATGGCGCGGTGATTGTGAATAATGATGAAATTATCGCGACGGGTTACAACGGCGCGCCCAGGGGCGAAGCCAACTGCTGCGATACCGGCATTTGTCGCCGGGATGCCAATTTGCCCCCGGTTGACCCAATGGCGGCAAAGCATGGCATGCAATATGATTCTTGCGTTGCCGTGCATGCGGAACAAAACGCGATTATTTCCGCAAGCCGGGCGGAAATGCAGGGAGCCACATTATATTTGGCTAGTTTGGATGGCAAAACGGCGTATCCATGCAACATTTGCAATCGGATGATAAAAAACGCCGGTATTATTCGGGTATGTATAGGATAGCGCGCCGGAATATCCCAGCGCGCTAGTATCGGAGGAAAGATAGGAGAAACAGAAGATAGGAGAAACAGTATATATTTATTATACAGCAATATCAGTGAAAATAAAATTATTATTATATAAAAGAGGTGCTAAAAATGACAGATAATATATCAGCCGCGCTTGATTATGTAGATAATTTGCATTGGGCAATTGTCCCGCTGCATTCGGTAATCAACGGCCGCTGCTCCTGCGGGAAAAGCGACTGCAAAAACCCTGGCAAACATCCGCTATTTATCAAGGGTTTGCTGGAGCACGGCTTGAAAGACGCCACTAATGACAAGGATTTTATACAACGCTGCTGGCAAACATTTCCCAAAGCGAATATTGGTTTGCCTTGCAGACAAAACGGCATGTTTGTTTTAGATGTAGATAAAAAAAGCGGCGGGCTAGATAGCTTGCGACAGCTGGTTGCGCAATACGGCGAAATGCCAAACACAGTTACAGTGAATACCGGCGGCGGCGGTTTACATTATTATTTCCGATATCCGGAACATAGCCATTTAACGGATAAAATCAGTTTTCTGCCGGGGCTGGATATCAAGGTTAAAGGCTATGTAATTTTACCCCCATCGGCGCACATATCGGGCAAGCGGTATGAATGGCGTAGCAACCGGGGTCCTATGGATATCGCCGTTGCAGACGCGCCCGGCTGGCTGCTGGATTTAATCGCCGATACGGATGATTTTGCATGGAAAACAGACATTGACTGGTGCAACGTGCTGGATGATTTACATGAGGGAACGCGCAATAACGGTTTATACAAATACGCCTGCCATTTGCTTGGACACGGCTTATTGCCAACCGAGGTTATAAAGTTGGTAGAAGCGATAAATGCGGTTTATTGCAATCCCCCTTTAACTGAAAATGAAGTCAACACTTTATTAATCAGCGCGATAAAATGGAGGTATAATATATGACAAAACAACAAATTGTGGATATCGCTAAAGCCGCCGAACAAAAAAAGAAGGAAAGCGGTAATAAAGCTCTAGGCGGCAGGCATTTAACAGATTTAGGAAATGCCGAATTGTTTGCGGCTATGTATGATAACCGGGTTAAATTCTGCCCAATTTGGAACAAGTGGCTCGTTTGGGACGGCGCGCGGTGGAAAATCGACGACATGAAAGCTGTGTATAACCTGGGCAAAGCGACCATACAGCAAATATACAGGGACGCCTTAGAGGAATTGGATGATAACACCAGAAAGCAATTGATACGGCACGCGCTGGCGTCGGAATCATGCAGCCGTATTAACGCCATGCTGGAGCTCGCCAAAAGCGAGCCCAGCATTGCCGTCGCGCCGGAAATATTGGACAGCAAAGAAACAAATATGCTATTAAATGTAAAAAATGGTACAATAAATTTGAAAACAGGCGAATTACTGCCGGCTGACCCGGAAAATCATATTACAAAAATAGCAGATGTAGAATACCAAGAAAATGCTAAGGCGCCATTATGGGAAGAGTTTTTAATGCAGGTTATGGATAATAACACCGATTTAATAAACTTTTTACAGCGCGCTGTCGGCTATTCGCTAACCAGCGACGTATCAGAACAGTGCCTGTTTATTTGCTATGGAACTGGTGCAAACGGTAAATCGGTATTTTTGCAAACGTTATTAAATCTGGTTGGTGAATATGGCCGTCAGGTATCAAAGGATTTATTGATTAAAAAGCCCAACGGTTCAGAAGAGCACCCAACGGTTATCGCCGAACTACTGGGGAAACGCGTAGCGGTTACAATTGAAGCCGATGAAGATAGCAAATTGAACGAAGCCAGCGTTAAATGGTTTACCGGCAATGATAAACTGTCCGCAAGATTTATGCGCGGCGATTATTTCGAATTCCTGCCGACACACAAACTATGGTTTGCCACAAACCATAAGCCGACCATCCGGGGCACTGACAACGGTATTTGGCGCCGCATTAAGCTGATACCATTTAATGTTACAATCCCGGAAGAGAAACAAGATAAACAGCTGATAAACAAGCTGACAGCCGAATTGCCGGGCATTCTGGCTTGGGCTGTACAGGGATGTTTGCTTTGGCAGCAAGAAGGATTAATTACGCCGAAAGAAGTAATTAACGCAACTAATAGCTATCGGGCTGAAATGGATGTTTTAGCAGATTTTTTAAGTCAGTGCACAGAAGCCGGCGGCCGTGTTTACACAGGAGATTTATACAATATTTACGAATTATGGTGCCGCGAAAACGGCGAAGTCGCACTGTCGCAGAGGCAATTGGCTATCAGACTGCAAGAAAAGGGCTATACAAAAACACGGTCTAACGGCAAAAACTATTGGATTAATTTGCAGCCGCGAAGTGATTATAATGTAGCAGAACATTCACTTTTTTAGAACAACCGGCGTTTTTATATTAAAAAGGGAGTGCTTAAGTGCTTATAAAGCTCAATTTTTCCTATAAGCGGATAACGTTATATTTTATATATATGTTATAGGAAAAATGATGCACTATGAGCACTTAAGCACTTATAAAATTGGTATTATTAGCAAAACTTGGATACTATATATATTGACAAATTTTTAACAAGAGAAAATTGGAGGTTGTAGTATGAAAGAAGTAGAATTTGAACGGCAAATAACGACAAGGGTTAAAGCCGCCGGTGGCCGAGCATTTAAATGGATTTGTCCGGGCATGGTCGGCGCGCCGGACAGAATTATTGTTTTGCCGGGGGGCAAAATAATATTTGCGGAAATTAAGCGTCCGGGCAGAAAAAACGGGTTAAGCGCTAAGCAGAAAAAAGTAGCCGGCTTGCTTACGCAATTAGGCTGTACAGTGGTATGTATTAACGAAATAACAGAATTGGAGGAAATATTAAAAGATGGAATTTAAGCCATATCCATATCAAACATACGCAATAAATTTTATCGTACAACATCCCGCTGCCGGTCTTTTTCTCGATATGGGCATGGGCAAAAGCGTTATCACGCTGACGGCACTAAAAGAATTGCAGATTGATAAAGCGCTAGTTATCGCGCCGCTGCGGCCGGCTAAAGAAGTTTGGCCGGCGGAAATACAAAAATGGGACCATCTGCAAGACTTGACATATTCGCTGGTATTGGGCGCCGAAGCAGAAAGGCTTAAAGCTTTGGAGCAAAAAGCGAATATATATATTATTAACCGTGAAAACGTTAAATGGCTAGTGGAGCATTACAAGCAAAAATGGCCGTTTGATTGCGTGGTTATTGATGAACTATCCAGCTTTAAATCTAGTAAAGCGCAAAGATTTAGAGCGTTAAAAGCTGTACGGAAATACATTACCCGCATAATTGGTTTGACCGGCACGCCGGCGCCCAATGGTTTGCTGGATTTGTGGAGCCAACTCTATTTATTGGACGAAGGAAAAGCGCTAGGCAGGACAAAAACAAGTTATATAGAAAAATGGTTTTTACCGGACAAACGCAACGCTGTTACGATTTTTTCCTGGAAACCAAAACCCGGCGCCGAAGAAGAAATATATAGCCGGTTATCGTCTTGCTGCGTTAGCATGAAAGTTGCCGATTATATCCAGCTGCCTGAGCAGTTATATATAGAACATCTGGTAGAATTGCCTAAAGTCGTTAAAGACCAATACAGGACGCTGGAATATGATATGTTATTACCATTTAAGGATGGCGATATCGACGCGCCCACCGCGGGGGTTTTAGTCAACAAGTTGCTGCAGCTGTGCGGCGGCGCGGTTTATGATGAAAATGGAAAAGTAAAAAGCTTTCATACAGAAAAACTTAAAGCGCTAGAGCAGTTGGTAGAAGAAGCGAATGAAAAACCGGTTTTAATTTATTATGCGTATAAACACGAACGGGATAGAATTTTACGGCTTTTTCCCAATGCTGTGGATCTTACACAGCCGGGCGCAATAGCCGCATGGAACGCCGGGCAAATACCGATTTTATTGGCTCATCCGGCTAGCGCGGGGCATGGGCTGAATCTTCAGTTTGGCGGAAATATAATAATTTGGTATTCGCCTACTTGGAGCCTAGAATTGTACCAGCAAGCAAATAAACGATTGCATAGAATCGGGCAAAAAGAAACGGTATTGATTCACCATATTACAGTAAAAGGCGGTATAGATTCAAGGATTTTTAATACCGTTTTACAGCAAAAAGAACAAAGGCAAGATTTGCTATTAGACGCATTGAAAGCAGAAATGGAGGAAATATTATGAACTGGACAAGAGAAATGGATAAAAAATTAGAAGATCTTTTTAATCAAGGTTTGTCCGACGCTGAAATAAGTAAAGCGCTAAATGTGGCGGAATATGCCGTTAAAGCCGAACGGTCTAGGTTAAATTTAAAAAGGCATAGAGGTGTAAATATAGATAAAATAAAAAGTGCGCTTATTTTGGCGGAAGAAAAAGAGCCGCCGGAAATCGCGCAAGAACTGCATATAAGTACTTCATATGTATATATGATATTGCGGCTTTGGGAATTACAAGATGGCAAACCGGTTAAAAAGACAGAGCCGCATATTCCTGTTGTTACCGCCGACCGGGATTTTACGCCGACCACAGATATGCTTATTGTGCAGTTTTTATCTGAAGGGTATTCTACTAAGCAAATTGCTTATTATTTGCACCGGTCGAAGAAGTCGGTAGATGATTATATAGAAACGCATACTAAAGAGCTTAAAAGAGCGCACAATATTATGTGGCGGGAGCAAGGCGTATACTACCGGAAATTAATTGCTGCTAAAAAACAATTTTCATTTTTTAAAGATATGTGATATAATATAAAAAAGGCTTTATGAGAGGTGAGAAAATTGGCGAAGTTGAAGTTAACTCCTGAATTAATAGACAAAGCATGTGAATTACTATTAGATGGTAATTATGTAATTACCATTTGTAAATGCTTAGATATATCCCATGACGCTTGGTACCGATGGTTAAAGTTCGGTAAGGCTCAAAAAGAAGGAATTTATCACGATTTCTATGAAGCCGTTACGCGCGCGGAGAATGAAGCCGAAGCAAAAATGGTAGAATTATGGCGGCAGCATATGCCGAATGATTACCGCGCAATCAGGGATTTTATGGAACGGCGCTATCCCGAACGATGGGGGCGGCATGATAGAATGGATTTAAATCATTCAGGCAATGTGGAGATAAAAGTTGAATGGCTATAACAAAACCTAAGATGAACAAAGCATATAAGCCGCTTGTTGAAGATACGAACAGGTTTAAGGTTATTTATGGCGGCGCGGGTAGCGGCAAAAGCGTTTTTGTCGCGCAATGGTTTATATTGCTATGCTTGAAAGAGGTTGGGCACAAATTTTTAATAGTCCGCAAAGTGGCAAACACTTTGCGGTATTCTACTTTTGCGCTGATAAAGCAGATTATAAGCGATTGGGAGTTAACTGCTTATTTTACAATAAATAAATCAGACATGACTATTACTTGCGCAAATGGAAATCAGTTTTTATTTTTGGGCTTGGATGACGTTGAAAAATTAAAATCTATTGTGGGTATTACTGATATTTGGATTGAAGAAGCCAGCGAAATAACACAGAACGACTTTGAACAGATTAACTTGCGTTTGCGCGGAGAAACAAAAGTTAATAAGCAAATAGTATTGACATTTAACCCGGTCGTTCAGGGGAAATGGCTAAAAGAATATTTTATTGACCGAGAGCAAGACAATGTAACGGTGCTCCAGACGACATACAAAGATAATAAGTTTTTAGACGAGGAATATATACAGGAATTGCAGGAGCTGCAGCAAAAAGATGCTTATTTTTACCAAGTTTACAGCCTGGGGGTTTGGGCAGAATTAGGCAATACAATTTATACCAATTATATTATTGAAGAGAACCCACTAGAAGATACCGCGTACAAGGCTATATACTATGGGCTTGACTTTGGTTTTAATGACCCGACGGCACTTTGCAAAATAGGTATTAAAGACGATGAAATTTATGTATTGGATGAACTGTATCAAACGCACCTTGATAATTCACAGCTAATTAAACTGTGCAAGGAGCGTGTTAATAAAACAAGATGGATAATAGCAGACAGCGCCGAGCCGGCTAGGATACAGGAGTTCAAAAAAGCGGGTTTTAAAATACGCGCTTGCACTAAAGACAAGGATAGCGTACGGTTTGGCATTGATTTTATAAAGCGCAGAAAATTGCATATACATCCGACATGCCAGAATTTTATAAATGAAATTCAAGCGTATAAATACCGCGAAGACCGGGCAGGCAATATACTGGATGAGCCGGTAGATGTAAACAACCATTTGATGGACGCATTGCGCTATGCGACAGAACTAATGCGCAAAGAGCGCAAGCCAGTAACTAGTAAACCGATAGGATGGTGATAAAATGATAACAGATTTGAGCTTTTTAAGTCTTGGGCAAGATTGGCCGCCAAAAAGCGAAATAGACCGGCTGACTTTGTACGAAAATAACCGCCGGTTGTTTGAAGGCAAGCACGAGCAAGTATATAAAAACTGGGTGCGGTTATTGCGCGAAGATCAAAAAGCAACATTAGAAATTATTCTAAACTGGCCAAAAAGGTTATCGGCTTTATGGGCGGATTTATTATTTGGTGAGCCGCCAAAAATTACATGTGGCGATACTAATAGCCCGGAACAGCAGACGCTGGAACGGCTGCTTGAAGATAACCAATTAATTAATATTGCATATGAAGTAGCTTTGGATATTTCGCGCTTTGGGACTGGCATATTTAAAATACGTTACGATGGCCGGGCTATTATTGAAGGGCAACCGCCAATGCTATGGTTTCCAGTTGTCAAACCCGATAATATTAAAAATATAACCGCGCATGTGCTGGCGTGGGTATGGGATGAAGAGCAAAGCGGGCTGTTTGGGCGTAAGAAAGTACAACATCTTAAAGCAGAAATACACGAAAAAGGAAAAATTACTACCGCGGAATTTATCGTTAAAGACGGCAAGATAGCACAGGAGATAAGCAGAGAAGAGCAGTTGACGGGTATTGATGATTTTCTTATCGTGCCGGTTAATAACTTGCTTACAACTGACCGAGTAAATGGGCTGGACGATTATTCCGATTTAGATAGTATTGTCCAAGAATTAGAAATACGTTTTGGCCAGATTAGCCGTATTCTAGATAAGCATGCAGACCCTAACATGTACGGCCCAGATACCGCGCTGGAAATTGACCCGGGCACAGGGGAAGTGGTTATGCGCGGCGGTGGTAAATATTTCCCAGTTGGGGAAGGTGAAGAACCTCCCGGCTATGTGACATGGGATGGGCAATTATCCGCCGCATTCAAAGAAATCGAAATATTGCTTGACCAGTTCTATGCTATATCAGAAACCAGCGCCGCGGCTTTAGGACAGCTAAAACAAGGCTTGGCAGAAAGTGGTAGCGCGTTGCGCCGGCTAATGATGACGCCGCTGGCAAAAGTAAATCGGATTAGAATGCGGTTTGACCCGGCAATCAAGAAGGTTTTGCGGCTGGCCAGTGAATTGGAAGTTGCGCAGGGTATGGCGAAAGCTGTAAAATTAGAAAATATTAATATTGCCTGGCGCGATGGTTTGCCGGAAGACGAAATGGAGAAAACGCAGATATATGCGTTGCGGATACAAAACGGTTTGGCGTCAAGGGAAACGGCTTTGCAAAATCTGTATGAATATGATACTGAGACGCTGCAGCGAGAGCTCATGCAGATAACGGCTGAAGCAAACGCGGAGGTGCCAATGATATTCAGACCAGCGATAACGGGAGGAGGAGCAGCAAATGTATAATGAAGAAGTGTGCCCGGAATGCGGCGCGCCGATGATACCCGCTGGCGGCTGTGAGTATTGCCCAGTATGCGGATATTCGCCGTGTAAATAGGAGGATAAAGTAAATGGCGTTTGATGAACAAAAGCATATAGACCAGCTAGTCTATATGTATGAAAAAGGCTTTACAAATATACTATGGTTATTGCAGAGTTCACCAGATAATACGTATTATCGCGATATACTGGCAGATATCCGTGGAATATTGAAAACGCTAGATAAAGACGCCGATAAAAATATAAAGCAACTTATATCCCAAGCATATTCCTACAATGCGTCGCAAACCATGGCATTTTTAAAAAGCTTAGGGAAACAGCAAAAACCGGGTTTTGCACAGATACACCAACGCGCCGTAGATGTGTTAGCGCAAAATCTTAGCGGTAATTTACGTAATGCCACGCAGTATGTCGGGCGCCGTGTTAATGATATTTTTAGCGCTGTAGCATTAGAAACTGCTGGAGAAAAGTATGTAATGGGCGCGACTATTGGCGATATGCGGGATAATCTTATTAACCGGCTAGTTGATGAAGGGTATACCGCTTTTGTCGACCGATTGGGGAGAGAATGGCGGTTGGACACTTATGCGTCAATGGTAGCACGTACAATAACCAGAGAAGCAGCCAGCGTTGCGGTATTAAATGAATGCGAAGAATTTGATGTGGACTTAGTAATGTTTAGCACACATAAACTAGCCTGTGAATTATGCCAAACACTGCAAGGAAAGGTTTACAGTATTAGCGGAAATGATAAACGCTATCCAAAACTAACCGATGAAATTCGGCCACCCGTGCACCCAAATTGCCGGCATTCTATTCAGCCGTATATTAGGGAGCTGGATGATAATGCAGAGGAAACAGAACGTAGGAGCTGGCGAGAAATAAAACCAGACGCGGCGGCGGTTGCGGCTTATACACGAACGCAAAAAGCTCCGGGCGCGGTAGAGGAAATATTGCGGAATCCACAAATACAGCAATTTGATTTACCTCTTAGGCGCCAAATAGAACAGGATTTGCGCGGCATGTCGCCAGAGTTCTTAAAGGTTATACAGAAATCATTGCCAAATGTTATTATACAAGTGCGGCACGATAATGCCGTCAGCTGCTATCATTGGGGTGTTAAAAAAATAGAGCTGCAAATTGGGCAGTCTGTAGAAGATACGGCAAGATCTTTTTGGCATGAATACGGGCACTTTGTAGATGATATAAGCGCCGGGAATGGACTGACTTTGGCCGCTACTTCTAAATCTAGTATAAATAAAAATGTTTTGCCGAAGTTTTACAAATTAAGATATGACGACGCAACGCATTTTATAAATAATGCTGAGTATGAAATTTCTAATAATAGAATATACTATAAAGGCAGGCGTATAGCTGAGACGCCGGCCGCGCAAGATAAGTTGCTAGAAAAAATAAATGATAAAATAGCGCATGACATAGGGCGCGACGCGGCAGAAGAATATTTAGAAGAGCATGGCATACCAAAAAATCCTAACATGGATGACTTTTATATATTTAAACCTGATTGGAGCGCAGAAGAAAAATATCCCGGCGCGGCAGAAGAATATAACAATTTGCGGGAAAAATATTTGCAAGCGCTCAAAAATATAACGCCTGAAATGCAGCGAGACGTTGAACGACTGCGGCAAGAATACGAACGGAATAAAATCTATGTAGGCGGTATAACAGACAGTTTAGACGCTTTAGTTGAAGGTGATTTTAATATGCAGCTGCTTTGGGGCGGCCATAGCGCAGACTATTATCAGCGCTATCCAGAAATGCCTATTGTAGAAATTTGGGCAAATTGGTTTCAAGCGCATGCGCAACGAAAGCTGACGCATTTATATACAGAGTATATGCCGAATATAGATAAAGAGCTGGAAGCTCAATGGGAAGAGCTGCTAAAAGCAGCATTTGGAGGTGAATAATAATGGACAGAATGGCATTATTAACTAAGTTGTTTAATATACAAGAATCGCCAAATACTATACAGTATTTAGCTAAATACGGTATTGACGCGGCTATATCGTCTTACTTGATACCAAAAAATAAGTACGCGAATGCAGAAGAGCTTTATGCCGACTGCTTGCGGCAAGGAGTACGGTGGGAAGAAATTATTAAAGAGCCGCCAGCGAATGTGCTTTTATAAAGGGGGTGAAGAAGAATGCCTATGTCGAACAAACTTTGGGGGCAATTTAAAGAGAGCGATTATACATTGGAGCAGTGGCACCGGGCGTGCTTGATACATTTGCATGACGGCCAGCTGACCAGCAAAGCGCAATAAAAGCTGCTAGTATAATAGCGCATGCTCTTTTATAATACAACCAAGTTTTGCTAGTAATACCAATTTTATAAGTGCTTAAGGGCGCATAGTGCGTATTTTTTCCTATAAGCGGATAACGTAATATTTTATATATATGTTATAGGAAAAATGATGCACTATGAGCACTTAAGCACTTATAAAATTGGTATTACTAGCAAAACTTGGATGTTATATACTGCATGCCGTAAAAAACCAAGTTTTTACCACCGCGCAATGCAAGCTGCCAGTCAGAGAGCCAGATGGAACGCTTAACAAGAATGGCGTCCATGCGGCTGCTGCGGCGTTGGCCGGGGCCAGGGGCGGAGTTGACGCGCCTTTAACAGAAAAAAGAAAGGCAGCCAGGAAATTATTAGCGCTATATCGTAAATTAGAGGAGGAGCCGCCGGCAAGTATTCAAAAATTAGCCGGCTAACTTAGCAAAATAATATAATTTTTGGATTGTGAAAAAGTGTGATATAATATAATAAAGATTTAGAATCACGGTAACATGTGCCGGTTAAACATGGGAGGTAATAAAATGATAGACTTACAAATGTTCGCCGAGGATACAGCAGAGCCAAAAATTAACGACGCTGGTATAACTGACGAAACATTGAAAGACATGCCACAGCAAAATGCTGGAAAGACGTTCACGCAGGAAGAGATTGATAAAATAATCGCTGACAGGTTGAAGCGCGAACGGGAGAAATACAAAGACTATGAAGAACTAAAAAAGAACGCGGCTGAATACCAGAAATGGAAGGAAAGCCAAATGACCGAGGCCGAAAAACTTCAGGCGAAACTGGCAGAATATGAGAAAACGCTGGCTGATAAAGAACTTGAGCTTGCGGCTATAAAGACAGACGCACTAAAGCAAAAAATATTGGCTGATATGGGCTTGCCATTGAATGTGGCTGGCAGAATATTCGGCACTACAGAAGAAGAAATCAAGAAAGACGCTGAAGAGTTAAAAGCCTTGCTGAATATCCAAGCCAAAACCATTGGCGGCGGCACGAATCCAGCAGGCGGCTCGAGCGTGCCGGCTTTTACACGTGAGCAAATAAAGCGCATGACGCCAGACGAAATTAACGCAAATTGGGATGCTATCAGCAAACTGATGGCCGAAGGAAAAATATAAAGGAGGTTATATAAATGGCAATAGATAATTTTATTCCAGAAATATGGAGCGCCAGGCTCCTGGAAAATCTAAGAAAAAATCTGGTTTTTGGCCAGATTGGGGTAGTAAACAGAGATTATGAAGGCGAAATAAGACAAATGGGGGATACTGTCAGAATAAATAGTATCGGCCCGATAACTATTGGCACGTATACAAAAAATACTAATATTGGAGACCCTGAAACCCTGGCTGATGAGCAAACAATGTTAGTAATTGACCAGGCGAAATACTTTAATTTTCAGGTTGACGATATAGATAAAGCGCAGCAAAATCCTAAAATTATGGACAATGCTATGCAAGAAGCTGCATATGGTTTGCGTGATGTCGCAGATAAGTATATTGCAAATGAAATATACTTAAATGCTTTAGCCGGAAATATAATAGGTAGCGACACCACGCCAGTAGTACCTACAAAAGAAAACGCGTATGAATATTTAGTAGATTTGGGCGTTATATTGACAGAAGCAAGTATACCGTTAGAAAACCGTTGGGTAATTGTCCCCCCGTGGTTTTACGGCTTATTACTGAAAGATGACAGATTTATCGACGCAAGCAAAGCCGGGACTGCTGCCGGTTTGCGAAATGGCCAAGTTGGCGACGCTGCGGGTTTTACTGTTTTACAATCGCATAATGTGCCAAATGTAGCTGGAGCGCAATATAAAATTATAGCCGGCCATCCAATGGCATTTAGCTATGCAGAACAAATTAATAGCGTGGAAGCGTACAGACCGGAAAAGCGCTTTGCGGACGCAGTCAAAGGTTTGCATTTATACGGCGGTAAGTTAATAAGACCGGAAGCCGTGGCGGTATTAATAGCAAACAAGGCGTGATAACGCATGTGGATAAAAAATAAAAAAACAAATTTAACCTGGGAGGTAGATAGTGAACTAGCTAAAAAGCTAGTTCACTATAAAGACTTTGAGGGGGTGGCGAAACCGTGTCAATCACCGTCGGAACAAACAGCTACATCGATATCGCCGGAGCAGACGAATACTTTAGCGCCAGACTTCATGCCGACGCCTGGGCAAACGCCAGCGCCGATGACAAAGAAAAGGCGCTCAAGCAAGCGACAAAAATAATAGACCGGCAATTATTTAAAGGCAGACCGGTTGACTTAAGCCAGCCTCTTGCCTTTCCAAGATGTTATCTGGCGCCAGGCGCTCCAGCGTCTCAGTATCGCTTTGATATACTGCCCGGCTGGTGGTGTGAAACTGATGTGCCGCAAGCAGTGAAAGACGCTTGCTGTGAAGAAGCCTTGGCATTAATCGCAGCCGACAGCGAACGCGCTAAATTAATCCAAGACGGCGTAATAAGTTTTAGCATTGGCGACCTGTCCGAAACGTATAGACCGAACGCCATGCGAGGCCTCCATTCATTGGAAGCGCAAGAATATATGCGGCCATATATAGCTGGGGCGGCGGCGATATTATGAAAGGTTATTTTAATCAAACAGCGTTGTGGCAAAGAATTACAGGTTATAACGACTATGGAGAGCCTATTTTTTCCAGTACACTGATAAAGGTGCGCTGGGAGGAGCGACAGCAGATAACGCGCGATAAATACGGCGAGAACGTAGTATCCGAAGCGCGGGCATTTTGTACGGAGCCGGTGCAGATAGGCGATAGGCTGATTTACAATGACCAAGAATGGACAGTTATTAACGTCCGTGATGGCGTGGGATTAAATGGAAACGTTGTTTTTAGGGAGGTGCTATGCTGATGAAACTGAATTGGTACGGCGCGCAAGTCAATGCGACCGCTAAAACGGCGGCAAAACGCGGGCTAAGAAAATGCGCGGCCGACCTGCAACAAAAAAGCGCGGCCGAGGCACCGATCCATAACGGCGACCTGCGCGCAAACTGCTCCGTAACACCTTTTCATGAGACGGCCAACACCGTATCGTTGAAAGTAGGTTATGATTTGCCATATGCTGTTAAACAGCATGAAAATTTACTATACAGACATCCGATGGGCGGCAAGGCCAAATATTTGGAGGATCCATTTAACGCTAACAAGGCTAAGTATAGGGTTTTTGTCGCGCAGGCGGTAGATAAGGGATTATCAAAATGATGTTAGATGATATCGCGGGTTACTTACAAAACGTGGCAACGCCGATTTATAAAGGCACCATGCCAGACACGCCGGATGATTGTATCGGGCTTTTTGAGTACGCGGGCGAGCCTATTAGCCTCGATTGGCGCGGCGAAAGCCCGAACTTACAAGTTCTGGTGCGTAATAAGTCATATGAGCAAGGGCGGCTGATAATAGCCAACATCCAGCAGGCACTTCATGGAATTAACAACATGGATATAAATGGGACACGCTATTTATTAATACGCGCGCTTCAAAGCCCTGAGCACCTAGGGCGGGACGAAAACAACAGGTGCGAATTCGTACAAAATTTTCAAATAATTAAGGAGGTAAAATTATCATGATAATGACAGGAATGGGAACAAAGTTCCAGATAGAAAATACCACCACGCCGGGGACGTTCGATGACGTAGGCAGCATGGCCTCTATAACTCCGCCTCAGCTTTCGCGGGATACGGTAGAGGTTTCCAGCTTGGATCCGGGCGACGGTTACAAAGACTATCTGGTCGGGCTCAAGGATGGCGGCGAGGTTACAGTAACGGTAAACTTTGACAGCGCGGATGCTGGGCAAACAGCGCTATATAACGCGTTCGAGGACGGCGAAAATCATAACTATAAAATAGTATTTCCAGATGCTTCTAATTGGACATTCGCGGGCTATATAACTGGATACGCACCGGCCGACGTAGCGCCTGCTGATGTTATGCAGGTAGAAGTTACCATTAGGACGAGCGGCAAACCAGTATTCGCTAAAGTATAATAGGAGGTAAAGAATGGCTATATTAAAAAAGGATGATATCCTGAACGCACAGGATTTACCATTTAAGGATGTAGAGGTGCCGCAATGGGGCGGCACCGTACGCATCCGGGCGTTAAACAGCGCCGAGCGCGACGCGTTCGAGCAGAGTATAACGCAATTTCGCGGGAATGATGTCGATTTCAAAATGAGCAATATCCGTGCTAAGCTAGTCGCGCTGACTGCGGTGGATGAAAACGGTAACAAGTTATTTACTTTAGCTGACGCAGAAAAACTTGGGAAAAAATCCGCTGTGGTTATGGATAAACTATTTCAGGCGGCACAGGAACTTTCGGGAATGCGCCAGCAAGACTTGGATGACGCTATAAAAAACTAATAGAAAGGCCGGCGCGAAGGTTTTACTTCCGCTTGGCCTTAGCTTTAGGAATGACGGTAAAAGAGCTTTTGGAAAGAGTTGACAGTAAAGAGCTGACGGAGTGGATGGCATATTATACATTAGAGCCGTTCGGCCAGCCGGCGGATGATTTGCGCATGGGAATAATCGCCAGCACCGAGGCAAACGCACACCGCGATCCAAAACGGAAAGCTTTTACACCGAATGATTTTATTCCAGATTATAGCAAAAAACACCAAAGTATAGAAGAGCAAAAAACGCTGGTCATGCAATGGAACGCATTGCTGGGCGGCGATATAAAGGAGGCGAGCGAATGAAGGCAGGCGAGCTCTATGTTGACATGGGGCTTAACATGGGTAAATTTACCAGCGCATTGGGGGCGGCTCAAGCGGCGGCCAAGAGCACTGGCAGCATAATACGAAACGCGCTAAGCGTTACTATAGGCATGGGGGCTTTTCAAGCCATAAAAAGCGGGTTTGATAGCACTATTAAATCTGCCATAAACTTCAATTCGATGATAGAAAACGCCTCCATCGGATTTGAAACCATGCTCGGGAGCGCGGAGGAGGCACAATCCTTTATAGAGGACATGGGGGATTTTGCCGCTACTACACCGTTTGAATATCCGGAGTTGTTAGAGACATCCCAGCGCCTTATGGCCGTTGGTTTCGCGGCGGAAGAAGTCATGCCCACGCTTAAAGCAGTAGGCGACGCCGCCGCCGGCCTTGGAAAAAGTTCAGAGGCTATAAATCTGATGACCACTGCTTTGGGTCAAATGAAACTGGCCGGACGTGTCAACGCGCAAGACATGATGCAGTTGACAAGCCAAGGCATTCCGGCATGGCAGATATTGGCCGATGCTGCTGGAAAGACCACTGCCGAAATCCGTAAAATGTCGGAGCAGGGGTTAATTCCGGCTGATTGGGCTGTTCAGGAACTCATAAAAGGCATGGAACGAAACTTCCCAGACATGATGAAGAAAATGGAAAATACGTGGCAAGGGAACATATCCACCATAAAAGATACGTGGACACAGATGCTGGGAGCCATGACGAACGACCTATTCACATCCATAAATGGGTGGCTAACAGGCGTTAAAAACTTTGCCGTAGAATTTTATAACATTTATAAAGAGCAAGGACTGGAGCAAGCCGTCTCGCAAATGATAAGCCCGGAATTTGCTAACACGATGACGCAAGTAACAGATGCGTTAAAAGCCTTTGGCAATGCTATCCAGTCTGTAATAGATTTTGTAAAAACTAATTGGAATATTTTTGAGCCGCTGCTAAAGGTTGTTGTGTTTTTAGTGATGGCCATTCAACTGGCAACTAAAGTAATTATACCACTAATTGGAATTGTTATGAAAGTTGTGGAATGGGTTAAGAATTTAATATTTGCCTTCCAAGCCGTAGCAGGCGGAGCGGCCACATTTGCCGAAGCGTTAGGACTTATCAGCAATCCTGCGGGCTGGGTTGTCGCGGCTATAGTTGCTATTATAGGTGTAGTAACCTTGTTAATCAAATATTGGGAATATGTTAAAACGGCAGGAGTAGCAGCATGGCAATATATAAGCGCCGGAGCTATGCGAACAGCCGGTGTTATAGCGGCCGTTGTAGGCTATATCGTCAAAGCCGTATCTTTTTTAATTCCGGCATGGCGCGGCGCGGCCGATAGCATATTAGCAACCGGAAAAAGCTGGATAGATGCAGCAGACGCGCAATTGCAGCTAGCAAATACAACTGTGCGGAGCTTGGCCTATATTGGACGCAATAACAAGGCACAAAAGGAGCTCACGGACACGCTAGATAACAACGCTAAAGTTACAAAGAGCGTCGCGGCCACGTCCATTGACGCGGCGAACGGCCAGCAAAAACTGGCGAAAGCGGCTAAAACAGCACAGAAGGCCGCGCAAGGTAGCTTATTATCTTTCGATGAATTGCACACCTTGCAGCAGGAAATAGCAACCAACGTGCCAACCGGCATTGGAGAACCGGCTCCCAATTTCGGCGGAGGCGGCGCGCCAACCATAGGAGGCGGTGGCGCGCCAACGGCCAGTGTCGGAATGCCGGCGCCCGATTTTAGCAAAACCAAAAAAGACACAGGCGGATTTATTAATTGGCTCAAAAAGACATGGAAATCCTTCACCAACTGGGCTGGAAAGCTTTGGGATACCGTTAAAAAGTCATGGAATGATTTCTGGGATTGGGTAGAACGTACGTACACATGGGAGAACGTTAAAAAGGTATGGAATGATTTTTGGGCTTGGGTAGGCCGCACATTTACATGGGAAAATATTAAAAAAACATGGGGCAATTTCAAAAATTGGGCTGGTGATTTTTGGGATACAACGAGAGAGCATTGGCACACATTCTGGGGCTGGGTTAATACCTTCTTAAAATGGAGTGGCATAAAAAAGAAATGGGCAGATTTCAAAATCTGGGCTGGAAAGCTATGGGATACCGTAGAAACAAAATGGGACGACTTTTGGGGCTGGGTTGGAAAAACCTTCAGTTGGGCAAACATCAGAAAGCAATGGGCGGATTTCAAAACCTGGGCAGGTAACTTATGGCCGCAAAGTAAATGGAGCAATTTCTGGTCTTGGGTAGGCCGAACCTTTAGCTGGTCTAATATACAGACTCAATGGAAAAAATTCCAAGGTTGGATTGGTAACTTTTGGCCGCAAGGGGGCTGGAGCAATTTCTGGTCTTGGGTAGGCCGTACGTTTACATGGAAGAATATTCAAGCCCAATGGAAAAACTTCCAAGGTTGGATTGGTAGTTTCTGGCCGCAAAGTAAATGGAGTGCTTTCTGGTCTTGGGTAGGCCGTACGTTTACATGGAAGAATATTCAAGCCCAATGGAAAAACTTCCAAGGTTGGGTAACCAATTTATGGAACGGCGTCGGGGCGACATGGAATAAAGTATGGAAAGGGATAGCAAACACGGTTATCCGATTTGTAAACGGCATAATAGATGCTATAAATAAAATGATTAGCGCCATAAATAGCATTAGCATAACAATTCCCAGCGGTGTGCCGTGGGTAGGCAGTCGACATATTGGATTTAATTTGCGCACCATCGGCCACGTGCCGTATTTGGCCAAGGGCGGTATTGTTACCGCGCCAACGCTGGCCGTGCTGGGAGAAGCTGGAACAGAGGCCGTTGTGCCGCTGTCCAAGAATAACGAGTTTACCGAAGGCATACAAGACGCAGTATATAATGCCTTACGCGAGGCCATGAATACGAACGCGGGGCAACCAATAGAATTAACTGTAAATATTGGAAGCTCGACGGTTTATAAAGATATTATAAACGGAATAAATGCCGTCCAGCGGCAGGCTGGAAAAACGTTAATAACGGTGTAGAGGTGATAAAATGGCAGTAATATTAATAGATGGCGTGGCCGTTAAATCTCCTAAAGTTTTACGAGTTGATTTATACGACGTAGATGCGGAAGCGTATAGGAATACATTAGGTGGTACTATACGCGACCGCGTCGCGGTAAAACGAAAACTGAACTGCGAATGGGCGCCATTAACCATGGCAGAGATTTCCCAGATACTAAAGGCCGCGCAAGAGGAATTTTGCTCAGTAACATATCCGGATCCATTCGAGGGCGCGGTGTTAACAAAGACCTTCTATGCCGGGGACAGGTCGGCACCTATATATTGGAAAAACCCAGAAACCGGCGAATATTTGTGGGAAGGCCTAAAGATGGCCTTCATTGAGAGGTAGGGAAAAAATGTATCCAGTAACAACGGACTATTTGAACGCGATTGGGAGCTATAGCCGCCGATTTCGATGCGCCGTTACAATACGCGATACTACATTCACTGACGAAAATATAGCAGAAATCATATTGGATGAAACTGTAAACCCAGACGAAAGCTTTATGCTGGGATGCGCTACCAGCGCAAAACTAACATTAACCATGCTAGATTTGCCGAGCACGTTAATATTAGAAAACGCGCCGGTAACCATCCAGCTGGGATTATTAGTAAACGACGCATACGTTGATATTCCGTTCGGCTCCTATGTTGTGGAAACCGTGGAAAAAGATAAGCGGTCGGTAAAACTTACATGCTATGACAATATGATTAAGTTCGAACAGCCGTATTTTTCTAACCTCGACTATCCGGCGGCGTTAAGCACGGTGGTAAATGAGATTTGCACGAAAGCAGGCGTAACCTTAGCGACCTCGGTGCCGAGCGATACCATCGAAGAAATAAGCGGCTATACTTTGCGCGAAGCCATCGGCTTTATAGCGAGCTATTTAGGCGGCTTTGCCAGAATTAACCGAGCCGGCGAGCTGGAAATAACTAGTTATTATCAAACCGGCGTAACAGTAGGGCAAGCGAACTATGTCACGCTAAAAATCGCCGAGGCGCCTTTTACCATCGGCCGTTTGGCTTGCATTACCGGCGTGGACGCGGACGGTAACAATATTGTATTAACCTCCGGGACGAGCGGCAACGAGGTGGTTTTTGAAAATCCTATCATGACGCAAGACCGGCTGGACACGTTATTATATACGTTAAGCAGTATTGAATATTTACCATACGACATGAGCTGGCAAGGAAATCCAGCGCTCATGGCCGGCGACCGAATTCTTTTAGTGGATAAAAATGGAATAGCGCACGATACACTAATAATGGAGCAACAACTGAAGTACACCGGCGGGCTATCCGGAACTGCTAAGGCCAAAGGCGCAACGCAAACGGCGCAGGATTACCAATCCACGGGCTCCATAACCTCGCGCGTTAACCGATACGTAGCTGAGCAAGCACAAATAAAAACACTGTTGGCAGATAAAGCCTCGATAAACGATTTACAAGCCGTTAATGCAAAAATCGACAACTTAGTCGTAGATGAAGCGCGAATAGCAGACGCCTCTATTACCACGGCAAAAATACGTGACGGCGCAATCACCAACGCCAAGATTGAGGACGCCACTATAACAGGCGCTAAAATAGCAACCGCTACTATTGACACGGCCAACATTACGGACGGCGCAATTACTAACGCCAAGATAGAAAATGCAGCTGTTGATAATGCTAAGATAGCCGTTGCGGCTATTAACACCGCTAATATTATAGATGGCGCGATTACTAATGCTAAAATAGCTAACGCTACAATAGACAACGCTAAGATAGCGGACGCGGCAATAAGCACTGCTAAAATACAAACCGGTGCAATAACAACAGCATTAATAGAGACCGGTGCAGTAGGCACGGCACAGATAGCCGATGGTAGTATTACCGATGCCAAAATTGTATCGTTAACAGCGAATAAAATAAGCGCGGGCACGATAGACACGGGGCAAGTAACTGTTCAGGGAACGAACGGCAAATTAAAAATAGCAAATAACCGCTTGCAAGTTTTTGACAGCCAGACAACACCGGTCGAACGTGTCTCCTTGGGAGATATTAACAATGATGGCACGGTATACGGGCTGCGAGTACGCGGCGCGGACGGTACAACTATACTCTATGACCAAAACGGCGTATATAACGCAGGTATCACAGATGGGGCAATAACTAATCCAAAAATTGGAACTGATGCAGTCGACAGCCGCGTTATAGCGGCCAACGCAGTAACGGCCGACACTATCGTGGCCGGCGCCGTCACAACGGATAAGCTGGCGGCTAACGCAGTAACTGCGAATAAAATAGCGGTAGGAGCTATCACAGCAGGCAGCGCGATAATAGTAGATGGCGCGATAACCACTGCCAAAATTGCAGATGCAGCAATAACCAACGCAAAGATTGCGAACGCGTCAATAGACGCGGCGAAGATAATAGACGGCTCTATAACCAACGCGGAAATAGCAAATGCGACTATTACGGGGGCTAAGATAGCCGCGGCCACTATAGACACCGCGAATATTAAAGATGCGGCTATTACTAACACAAAGATAGCAAATCTTGACGCAGGAAAGATAACAACGGGAATATTAAGCGCGGATAGAATAGCGGCGGGTAGTATAACCGGCGATAAAATAGCAGCGCACGCTATAACCGTCGATGAATTATCGGTATTGGTACCCGATAGGAATTTGATACCGGATAGCCAAGGCGCTTTTAATACATGGCGTAAATATTCTGGATATGGTGCCGTATCATGTGGTAATATGTTTGGGCATGAATATTTGCCGGATACAACATATAGCAATTATTATATTCATGTCGAATTTGGCAGCATAAACAGCTGCTATTGCATACTTAAAAACCAAGAGTATACATGGGAGCGGCAAATTGAAGTCGAGCCGAACACCAAGTATTATTTTTCAGCAATGGTCGCGATGGTATCGTATCAAAACGATTATGATGGATTGTATGTATATAACAATGCTAATGCTATAATAGTTTATGATTTCGATAATATCGCAATTCAGACTATAGCATTGCCTAATACCGGTATATCGCAATATACAAATCCAGCGGTTGACGAGGTTATATTTCATACTATCGAGCAAGTATTCACTACACCGGCAAACGCTCACCATATTAGGATTAGAGTTGGCGGAATTTTAACTGGTGGCAGCGGACAGACTAAAGATGTAGTCTTTGATATATCACGTATAAACCTTGTCAAAGGCGGATTGACGCACGCTTATAAACCCGCACCGAATGAGTTAACGTTTGGGCAGGCTTATTATATGAAACCTGCTCTTAATCTAGACAATATATTAAATGCAAGCGGTATAAATGTAACCGGCAATATAACCACCAGCACGTTAACGAGCAATAGCATAACAACCGGCACGTTGTCAAGCAATACAGTTAATACCGACCGACTGCAAGGTAAAACCAGTAGTGAGGTCATTTATATTGGTACTGGTACTTGCCATTTTAATGTGACCGATGGTTTTTTTAAAATAAAATCATCGTCGAACAATTATATTGTTGTGACTCCAACAGGTCGAGTTGCAATATATGTCGGCGGAGTTGCCAAACATGTATTCATGGAAGATGGTACAAAAAGAGGAGGCAGCAT